ATGTCCATATCTACAGCTCTGACGACGGCACGCCGCGGCACCGTCTTCCTGTCTCTCGTCTGCTTCGCGATCTCGTACATCGCCCTCGCGGACCTCGCTCGCATCGCGGGGCTCGGCCCAGAGGCGTACCTGTGGCCGGTCATGATCGACGGCACCGTAGTCATCGGGACGGTGTCCGTCGTCGCGCTCAGCCAGAGTCGTGGCGCGTGGTCGCTGCTCATCGCCGGAGCATTCGTCTCCATCACCGGCAACGCCGTCCACGCATGGATCACCCACCACTCGTGGATCTCGGTCGGGGTGGCGCTCACTCCCCCGATCTTCCTGCTGTGGACCACCTCGGTGACTGTGGAGCTCGGCCGGCGCGCGGAAGATACCGACCAAAAAGCCGACCATGACGAACGCACTGAAATCACGGAAACGCCGGATACATCCCAAATGGAGGTCGACCCTCGATCCCGGGCGCTCGAGCTCATCGCGGAAGGTGGTGTGCCGTTCCGCGAGATCGCACGCCGTGTCGGTGTCGACGACCGCACTGTCCGGCGGTGGCGAGACGACGCCAAACAAGAGATCGAACCTGACAGTCTGGTAGGAGTAGGCACATGAAACGGACTCTGATCGTCGCGGCTGGTGCACTTCTGATGGCGGGATGTAGCTCGAGCGAGCCTGAGATCCCGACCGTCACCGGGCCGGATGCCAGCATCGTTGCCACCGTCGACTGCGGAGATGACGGGGTAGCCGGCGTCAGCGCGTCCTACGGCACCGGTGGCGTGAAAGAGACGTTGATCGGGCGCAATCCCACGACGCAACTCGCCGGCGGGCAGGAGTCGTTCTCGTCGACCTACGGGACTCGTGAAGGTATGGACGACGCGACCCTGTCCGTGACGACATCACCCACCCGTGGAACATGCACGACGACACTCACCGACTACGACAGTGGCGAGGTGCTGGTGCAGAAGGAGACATCAGGAAAGGCGACCGTCGAGGCTGTGATCAGTGCCGGGTAGCAATACCCAGATTGTTAGTTCGCGCAACGACCGATGTGGCATCTGATAGGATGCTCGCATGAAGATCTTCCTCGCGATTCGGGACATCGAGACCCGAACCGGCGTCCCCATCAACCGCTTGAAGTGGCTGATGTCCGCCAAGGCACCCGAGGGATCGTTCCCGGAACCCGACGCTCAGGTGGGCATAGAGGGCCGCGTCTGGTTCGGGTGGCTACCCGAGACTGTCGACCACTGGCACGCTCTAGACGAGTTCGAGAACGCCCGAAAATAACACTTGCGCCACATCCAATAGGATGCTACAATTGAGTTATAACAAAAGAGAGTGGCTCACAGACTCACCGAACACGAGGACAGAGGGTATCGCGCAAGCGACTAAGAAACCCGCTCACGACGCCATGAGGGTAACGACCCGGGTCGACGGTAGAAACGAGAGACGGCCACACACCAACCCCCAGGAAGCCCCTGGGGGTTCTCTTCTGCCCAAGACGTGAGTTTGGGCAGAAGTAAAGATCGTTAGTTTTGCGCACGAATCACATGGGCCGACCCCGAGGGGTCTGCCCCTCACGCTTCCAGCCAGGGGCAGAGCTGGTATCCAATGCCCTGCGTGCCGGTCTCGTCCAGCCACTCGGTGGCGGTCTCGATGTCGACCGGGGCTTCGGTGCCCTCATCCTCGTTGTGGGCGGTGATGGCAGCGAGGGTGGCCTTGATGTCGAAGTGGCGGGTGCTGTGGCCGGCCGCGGTGATGATGTCGGTAAGTATCTTGGCGGTGATCTCTGCTTTGCTCATACGTTAATTGTAGCATCCTATCGGATGCCATGCAAGTCGAAAATAAATATTTCTTTTCGCCAATTCCGCTTGCGTCACTTCCTATCGGATGCTATAATTGCCTTATGACAAACACAGAGACACTCGCCAGCCAGACCCGTAAGACCGTCACCGCCGCCGACCTCCTCGCCACAGCCCTTACCGCAGGCGGATGGGTAGACGGACTTGGAAACAAGGGCATGAGCATCGAGTTCAGCTACGACCTGGACGCCATCTACCGCCGCTGCGGATACACCAAGCCCGAGCGAGGCAACCAGAGCCACCGCAAGCCCGAGTGAGCCGAAAGGCCCGGCCCGAAAGGGTCGGGCCAAGCAGGTTGCTGACTAAAACTAACAATTTTTGCCTTCACCCAAAGACCCTGTGGATGTCATTCCCTCGCAAAACTAACGATCTTTACTTCTGCCCCGAAAGGCTCGCCGTGACCGACACCCTCATTGCCCGCACCCTCAACATCAACTCTGAGCACTACGACCTCGACGCACTCCTCCAAGACGCCGAGATCACCTTCACCCCACGCGGCCGGCACGCCGTCTTCGATTACGACGAGATCGATCTGCTTGAGGAGCTCGCGCAGCACCACCGTCTCGGCGAGGTCGACTGAACGCAAAAATGCTCCCCACCACCCGAAGGTGATGGGGAGCATTCTCGTACGGAAGAGGCTGTGTGCCTTGACGGCTGAGCTACCCCACCCATGCGGGTGGATCGTCCAGCAGTGTTCAGTCTAGGCGGTGGGCTCTTCCGTGGTGACGGTCTCGTCGACCGGCTCGGCCGGCGTCTCGACGGGTACCTCAGGCTCGGCCGGGACCACGACGTCGGTGACGATGTCATCGACACCCTGAACCGCAGCCTTGAGCTCGGTGAAGTCGGGGGTCTCCCCGGCTGCGACCTGAGCCTCGAGGTCGGCGATCTTGCCGAGAACTTCGTCCTTCGACTTGAGGACCTGGGCGGTGAGCTGATCGACGGTGTCCTGTGCAGCACTCATGATGTACTCCTTGGTTCGTTGTTCCGCGACACGGATGTGCGCGTGGATGTCGCAAACCCATTGGGGTTCGCGGTTCAGCAGCCAGGCGAGCATGGCTGTCTCCCTCCCTTGTTGGGGGACCTGTGAGCCCGCATGCGGGCATGAGAAAACACCGGCACTGTTCGCACGGGTGTTCGAGTTCTGTTAGGTTGTGGTCAGCGGGACGCGGTCAGGAAGGGAAGCCTGGATCGTGTCCCGCTACTACGTTCGGGAGGGCGTTTGTGGAGCTGTACCGGATCGGCGATCGATGGGCAGAGCGCGCGCCTAGTCACTGCCCAGCGGGGCACGAACTTCGCGGCGGCCGGGTGCTCGTCGGGTCTCAGGTCTGCTCCTGCGAGATCCACCACCACCGGACTCATGCGTGCCGGGAGTGCGGCAAGGTGGTCTACACACCGCCGATGACCGGCGAGTGCACAGACAGCAGCTTCGATGGCCGTAGCCGATAGGTCAGCGCGTTACCGAGAACCCCGCGGCGGTCAGGCATCGACCTATGAATCGGGCCATCTCTTTCGAGTCGTTGCCACTTGCGCCGAGATATGTGTTTCCGTCCAGATGAAAGAGGCAGGCTTGCATGTAGTGCTCTATGGCGTCCTGAATGAGCCCTCGCGAGTCGGATCCCGCGGCGTACCGCGCGCCCAGCTCACGCTCCGATGCCGCCAAGGCCTCATGCCAGTCGCTCATGTCTTCTCCCCTGCGGGTTCCTTGTGGATGATCACGTCGTCGGAGCCCTCGTAGCGGTAGCCGCGGCGGCCGTCCGGGAGCAGCACCCATCCGGCCTGTCCTTCGTCGGCGGGCGGGGTGAAGATTGGTTCGTCAGCCATGCCGACGAGTATCCCAGCGCGCCCATAGATGCTCGCGCTGATGTCGCGTCAGCCGCGACGCTTCGGCCGTTCGATGATGGGAAGACTTGCGAGTGAGTACTCCCCCGGAGGCAATTCGGGGAAGGCCTCGTCATACGCATGCTTGCCAAGAACTGCGGGTACGAGCCACGGCGTTGTGTCGCGGGCCCTGCCATCCGACCAGGCTCGAGCACCGCAGTCGCCGCACTCGCACAACTCGTAGTGCTTCTCGTCCGGTCCCCAGCCGACCACCCGCTGCAGGGAGTGATCGCAGTCTCCGACGTACGGCACCTGATTCGCCCGCGGTCCTTGACCCGCGAACCAGGAAATCGTGCCGAGCTCGCGCATGTCCTGATCGACGTGAGGCTCAGCCATTGGCTGACCACTTGTCGTTGATGTGCCCATCCTCGAACGGGTGCAGGATGTGCGGGTACGGCAGGCCTGCGTACAGACACCGAGCCATCTCCGGCAGATCCTTCCGCTTGACGATGCCTCGCTGTTCGGCGATGAACTCGTCATCGGTCCAGTCATAGAAGCCATCACGGGAGGAACTACCCGTGCGGTCGGCTCGCTCCCACCTTTCAGGACCGGACGATTCCGGGCCGAGCGCCTCGGTCAGAGCGGCACGGTCGCCGCACACTGCCGGGCAGTCGGTGATGGTCGACCAGTCGACGTACAGATCTTCGTCGGGACTGATCTTCACTATGTAGTGCGGCATCTACTGCTCCCCTTGTTCGTCCAGTTGCCTGCGTGCAGCGTCGAGCTTCTCGGCCAGCTCGTCGCGCCTGCGTTTCTCTTCGGCCCACTGCGCCTTCTGCTCGGCGGACGGCCAGCCACCGCGCCGGCCCCACCGCTCCACCGTGTTCCGAGGGACACCCGAGATCCGTTCGACCTCACGCACCGACCCGCCCGCGAGGAGTGCCGCAGCGATCGCAGCGTGCAGCTCTACGACCGCCTCCGACTGAGCGGCGACAGCGGCACGGAGTCGATCCGCGAGAGCGTCCGGGACCACACCCTTGCGCTGCGGTGTCACTACTCCCACACGATCGAAGCGAAATCTGGGTGGTCGGAGTACACCTCAGCCATCGGCCGGAGATCGGCGCAGACGATACCTTCGTTGCCGTGGTAGCCCCATCCCTCCTCAATGCGCTTGATCGTCGACTTGATGAGCGCTCGCTTTGCTGTCACCTCACGCAGAACACGCTCGGGGTTGAATCGCGCGATGTGCCGAGCGCCCTCTTCCTCGTACGCCAACCCGATGTGCGGGGTGATGTACCAACCGGGCGGAGTGTTTGCGAGACCGAACTGGTTGTAGCTCGTCGACCATCCCGAGTCGAGTTGCTTGCTGTCGATCGCGCTTGCCACTTGCTCGTCCTCATCGATGCGGGCCAAGAGAAATTCGACTACGCCCATGCCACCAGACCTCACTCGTCGTCCAGTTCGGGTGCCGGCTCCATGATGACGATCGCCTCTGCTCCACCCTGCGGTAGGACAGCCCATCGAACACTTGTCACTCGAAAGTACGGACCGTCGTCGGCAGTCGGATCGTCGAACGAGACGAACTCCCCGACACTCGGAACCTGTTCCACCTCGCATTCCCTGGAGAAGGTGGACGGACTGTCCTTGGCCGGCGCGAAGATAACGAATGTCATGCCGTGACCTTACCGCCAAAGCCGTCCCAATGTGGGACAGACTTGGCGTTATGGGCGGGTCAGGACGAGGCCTTGTTGACGTCATCGGCCTCTACGAAACCGCCGCCCTCGGACGTGAGGTGAAAGTTCTCGCACTCGAAGACATCCTTCTGCGCGAGCAGGTGCGAGGCTTTGGTCTTTCCGTAGTAGCGGGTCGCAATCTCGGGGCACGTGGCGCATTTCTGTTCGGTCATGCGCCGAACGATATGCGTTCGGGTGCCGCCAGTCTCGTCATTCAGGCGAATGATCAGGGCGCGAGAGACCGCGCGGTACGGCATGATGTCGCGCATGACGACCATGCTTCGCAACCGCGCTCGGGCCGCTGGCAAGAATGCAGATTCCGGGCCGCGCCCCGATATCCAAGGCCTCCGAATGGTGGCCGTGATGCTGGTCGTCCTCTCGCACCTGTTCGACTGGCCGCGAGGCGGATTCATCGGAGTCGACGTATTCTTCGTCATCTCCGGGTTCCTCATCACAGGGTCACTGCTGCACACGCAGGAGCGGTACGGCCGCATCTCGTTCGCGAACTTCTATCGCCGACGCATCCGCAGAATCGTCCCAGCCGCGACACTCGTACTGCTTGCCACCGTCATCGCGTCATATCTGATCCTGAGCGCTACTCGCGCGAAGTCGACCCTTCTCGACGCCGGTGCGTCGTTCCTGTTCTTCGCCAACTGGCGGTTCGCGGCCGAGGGCACCGACTACTTCACCGCAGGCAACGGCGTGTCCCCGCTGCAGCACTACTGGTCACTGAGTGTGGAAGAGCAGTTCTACTTCGTGTGGCCCGCTGTCATTGTCCTCATCGGACTTGCCGTGGGTGCCCGCTCGCGCCGGCACCGGCTCGCGCTGTCGGCCGCGGTCATGGGCGCGGTGGTCGTTGCGTCGTTCGCATACTCGGTGTGGAACACAGCCGAGTCACCGACGTGGGCGTACTTCTCAACGTTCGCCCGGGTTTGGGAGCTGGGCGTGGGAGCGTTGCTGGCGATCACCATCTCTTACTTCGAGCGCCTCCCCGACGTCCTTCGCCCCGTGATTGCCTGGACCGGCCTGCTTGCCATCGTCATCGGCGCATTCGCGATTTCCGAAACCGGCGGAGGCTTCCCCGCGCCCTGGGCTGCGCTTCCCGTTCTCGGTGCAGCGATGGTGATCGCCGCGGGCGTGAGTGGTGAGCACCGATTCCTCTCCGTGCTCACCAACCGGGCGAGCACCTACATCGGCGACATCTCGTACTCGCTCTACCTCTGGCACTGGCCGGTGATCATCCTGCTCGGCGCAGCGATGGACGATGGCCCCTACCTCTACGTCGCCGCGCTGGGACTGATGTTCTCGTTCGCAGTCCTGAGCTACCACTACTTCGAGGACCCCATCCGCAAGTCCGGGTGGCTCTCCACCCCCAGCGAGAGCACCGAGAATTCGATGCTCCGTAAGTCACGCTGGCGACTTCCGAAGCCCAAGAAGATGTCGCGCGAGAATCAGGTTGTCGGTGTTAATGCCGCGATGCTGTTCACCGTTGGATTCGCCGCAATCGCGTTGGTGCCACCGACGGTCACGATCGTTCCGCCCGTCGCCGTGAACGCAAGCGCCGACGCCGCGCCCGCGTTGTCCGATCCACTAGTGGCCGGACAGCTACAGGCTGAGTTGACCGACGAGATCAACGAGGCCACGCAGGCGACGGCATGGCCGGACCTCAATCCCACGATGGAAGCCGCGATCGACGGTCCACAGGCACCACCTGACACCGCGCGGTGTGGACTTGTCGACCGCTTACCCGCCGCATCGTGCACTTGGGGCAGCGCTGCTGCGGAGAAGACGATCATGGTGCTCGGCGACTCCGTTGCGATGACTTACGTGCGGCCGCTGCAGTACTTCGCAGCGAACTCTGGCGGGCAGTGGAAAGTGCAGAACGAGGCAATGTTCGGTTGCGCGTTCGTGGGAATGGATCTACGCGAGAGCGACGACACGCTCGGCGCTGCGTGCCCTCAACGCAAGGCCGACGCAATCGCAGCGGTGAACCAGGTCCGTCCTGACGTGGTGATCATCGCCAACCTGTACCGCCCTATTGACAGCGCCGAGTGGACTGCCGGAATGAACGCGCTCACGTCTCAGTTCGCGGGCAACGTCGGCAAGATCGTGTTCCTCGCCGCGCCGCCCTCGGACATTCGAATCGGGGACTGCTACAACCGCCTCAACAGTCCCGCAGACTGCATCTCGCGAGTGACCACGACGTGGACCGAACGAGCCAGCAACGAACGGGAACTGGCGGCGCAGGCCAACGGGTTGTTCATCGACTCACGTCCATGGTTTTGCACCACCAGCGGTTATTGCCCGAGCTTCGTCGGATCGACACCCGTCAAACACGACTACAGCCACATGACGCCGGAGTATGCAGCCAAGATCGCCCCGGTCATCGCCGAGGCGTTGACCGGGGCAGGGCTCTAGTCTCGGATCAGGCGGTGCGGACGAACACCCGAGGCACGAGTGACGTCGTGAACACCGAGGTCGAGAACGTGTCCGGCAGAGCCGCCGACACATTCGACTGAGTGAACCCGGCGGCACCGACCGAACCGTTCGCGGGGAGCGCTGTGCCCAACGTCATCATCACCGGTGGCGACCACGCATTGAGGACGCGCACAGTCGGCGGCGTGGTCGCTGCGTCCTGCATCACCGCAGCAACCCACCACAATCCAGCGGGGAGCCGAAGCGCGGTGATCGTCTTCTCGATCATGCCGACCACATCACCTGCGACCGCGTCTGCGTCGAGGACCAGCGCGCCGGGGTATCCATTGCCGTTGTCGGCGTAGATCCCCAGCCGCCACTTCGTCCCGGCACCGCCCGCCACCGTGACTTCCACTCCGATGCGATCAATGGTGACCGATCGGTCCAGCAACCACGGCTGCGCGCGGACCTGCTGATTCGGTGACGCCGAGCTGGTCGAGGTGCCACTGACGGCAGTGAAGGCGTACGAACCCGCCGCAGGGATAGGTGCCGCCACTGCACTCGGCTCGGTCCGTCCACGCGCTGTCGTCGTCCACGCGGTGCCCGTCCAGGTCCGAGTGATCCACCCGCCGGTATCGACGGACTCCGAGCCGACGATCCACCGGTAGCGGCCTGTGGCGGCCGCGGTTCGGGTGTAGGTGATCGACCGACCCTGCGCCGCTGCTGTCGGTTCGGTCACCGTCCGATCCGCTGTCAGTGGTGCCGTCAGGATGTGCCGAGCCGGACCGACCGCAGACGGTGCAAGATCGGTATCACCGACCACCGCCGCAGCCGTGAGATTCGATGCCTGATCGACGACGATCTCCCCGATGGACGTGACCGCCGTCGCGCCGACATCGGCGAACCCGCCCCCGGCAGGTGCTGTGTCGGTCTCGATGCGAGCAACGGTAACCGTGCCGTTCAGTGTCGCCAGATCCGCCACCCGCCACGCTGCGCCGCCCGCGAGGACGACAAGCCGGTTCACGCGCACCGAGGACAGCGAGTCGATCAGCGAGAAGATCCGGGTCTCACCGGTGCTGCCTCGGAGGTCGACGACCATCTCGTCGACAAGCAGCGCCGAGTCTGCGATGTCGGTGAGTCGGTGTATCGCTTGCGCGCTGTCGGTGCGGACGACCAGCGACGGAATGCGGATGACCGCCTTGCGGGCGAGCAGCGCCACCGCAGTCCCAGCGAAGGCCGGCGCGATGACGGTGGCGGACAGTTCCGCTGCACCGCGAGCGGTCATGTCGGTGTAGGCGATGCGGAATGCGCTGGCTGTCGACAGTCCACGCGGCACGGTGTGGACGTGACCGATGATCTGGTGCCGTCCGCCGCCGTCGAAGCCTCGGATCGACACAGCGCCGGGTCCGATGCTGGTGCAGTCCCGGATGATGTTGTCGCGGCCGCGGAGCTGGAATGCGAACTGTGAGCCGTCCGGTTCCTTGTGGTTGAACGCGACACTGCATTTGTCGAACAGGCAGTATGCAGCTTCCTCGTGGAGGTCGAATGCTGCGTGCCCGACCTCGCCTGCGCTGCCGTTGACAATGCGGGCACCGATCGTGGACCCGAACCGCCAGGTGTCCGGCGATCCTGCTGCGGTCGACTCGTACGCACCCGAGGTGTAGACGTGGCGAAGATCAGAGCCCCGCAGGCCGACGTGGAGGGAGTCGTTGCAGGACATGTCCCGCACGCCGTAACCCCACGCACCCGCGGTCAAGGACGTCCGCAACTTGTCGGCCTGCTCGTGATGCGTCTCGTTCTCAACGCACGCCACGTACCGCAGACCCTCCGACATCAGGTTCTCGAACCTCGGTCGGTACACACGTGGGCGCACAGCGGTGCGGATCTGAATCATCGGTGCCGTGCGGGTCGTCGGCGAAGCGGGATCGTCCGTGAAGTACGGGTCGATCAACCTCACTTCACGCTCGGTCATCCGCGCCACCCGAATCGCCGTCGTCAAGGTGACCCGCACGAGTCGAGACAGGCACAGTAAATTGCCGTCGATCGCTGCGACGCGGAAGCGTTCGCCCTCCCGCTGCGCGCGAGCAGGGCTACCACCGGGGATGGTGTCGTCTCCGACGATGACGCCCCAGTCTCCGACCGTCCATCCGGCCACCGAAGCGACCTCGATGCGGGAGACCAGTGTTGCATCGGTGCTGCCTGGCCAGACTCGGTTCGCCTGCGTGATCGCAACGACCGCCTGTGGCGTCGAGACCGGGTGATAGATATCGAGGACAGGCGAGTTGGGGGCGTCGGCAGAGCGGGTGATCTTCGCGCCGCGCCAGTCGATGCGTACCGGCCCTGTCCAAGGGACTGTCGACCGGGCGGTGTAGCTCTTGCCCGGCCGGTGGGTGACGATGCCATTGTTGGCCTGCGACGCCGTGATCGCGGCGAGTAGCGATGCCGAGTAGTCGGTGTCGGGATTGCCGAACGATTCCACCGGGAACGTCGCGGTACGGGAGTCGATGTCGGTGACGCGCGCATGCCGGGGCAGATCCTTGAGCTGGGTGGTGCCGTCGCCCGCGAACAGTCCGCCGTCGTCGGTCACCACAACGTCGCCGTTGGGAACTACCGTCGTCGACGCTGCGCGGGCTGCTTCGGTGCCGCGCTTCCATGGCCGGATTCCGGTTCCTCGTGCCATCAGATGGTCCCCCCGTCGTAGCCGCCGGTGGCGGTTGCCCAGAGGGCCTGTTCGGTGGCGTCGTACGCGGCGCGACTGGTGCCGTCCGCGATGCGTGTGCCGAGTGCGTTGGTCGGTGCCGGGAGGACCGCGACTGCGCCCGCGAGGTACGGAGTCAGCGGCTGAAAAAGGGGGGCATAACTATTTGCAGCAACCGTTGCGGACAGTTTCCCGTCGAGCTCGGTCCGGACTTCCTCCGAGAGCTTCGCCCGAGCCACGGCGTCGTTGGCGATCTTCGAAGCGGTGACCGCATCCTGACCGAGCTCGGGACCGTTCACCGCACCGGACGCGATCTTGTCCGACGTGACCGCATCCGCCGCGAGCTTGGCTGTCGTCACGCCCCCATCAGCGACACCGCCACCCGACGGCAGAGGGACGCGCGCGATCTCCGGCTCCCCCGGTGCCTCCGACAGGAACACCAACTCGCTGCCCTCGACGAGTGCGTCACCGACCGCGTAGCCGCGGAGGCCACGAGAAATCTGCACCGCCGTCGACACCGGAGCGACGTTCACGAAATCAGCGAGGTTGATCGACGCGCCCGGTTCCGCCCAGAAGTAGATCGGGGGAACAGTGACAGCTTTCAGCCCGTACTTCAGTGACGGGAACGATGCCTCCCACTGCAACTGCGCGACATTCGACGTAGCCGAGGTGGGGGCGGGGACGGTCACATAGTCGCGGTTGCGGTGACTGATGTCGCCCGTCAACCCGATATCGACGGCCATCTCCGTGATCGCTTTGATCTTCATGACGCCGGCATCATCGACCTGCAAGGGTCTGGAGGTTTCCATGCGAGGTTTGAGGATCATCGTCCCCGAGACAGGGACGTCGTCGAAAACGTCGTCGGTGTCCATCCCGTCGATGATGAGTGCGCCGATGTTGACGCGGACAGTGGTGAATCCCAAAGCCATGGCTTATCCTTCCTGGCCTGGTAGATCATGGGTAGGACTTCGGTGCGTACCGACTCCGGTCCGGTCACACATCGGGGACATCCTGGATCTTGAAATCGCGGATACGGAACGAGTTGTAGAAGTTGTTGCGCTGCACCGCGAAACCGCCGTACCGCCTTCCGATGCCGTACGGAACCACCGACGCCGACACAGTGGTGTCGACGACCGTGACACCATTGACCTTCACGACGACTCGGCCGGGGTAGAAGATGTCGGCGATCTGCTCGCCGTTCCACACCTCGATCAAATCGCCTTCGCTCCACGTAATCGCATGGGTCTCGATCGTCGTGTAGCTGCCGATCGCGGCGCTTGCCGCATTTTTCCGGTCCAACGTGAGCGTGCCCTGCTTGAACGAGACAGCAAGACCGGTCGCAGTGTCGGACGAGCACCGGAACAACAGACGCGACCACGGCGGTCTCACCGTGGATTCGACGGCACCGATATGGATTCGGCTGTACGTCTTGTCCGTCGTCATCGGGGACTTGTACAGAGCGGACGTCGACCCGTCGTCGTTCCCGGACCAGCCGACCGCGAAGTCCCTGATGTACATGCCGGACGTACTCAGAATCGTGGACCGCTGGGAGTAGTTGCTACCGATCGACGGGAAACCCGACGTGTCCGCGACATCGAACAGGTCCTCGTGGTTCCGCTTCTCGAGTACCGGGACCGCGCCAGCGAGCAGGTTGCTGCCGATGACGATGTGCGGAACGTAGGTGTTGGTCCAGTCAAGGCTCGCTTCCGCCACCGAATCCGGCAGTGCGACACCCGCTCCCGGTGCCATCTTCGGCGTGTAGCACTTCGGGTAGAAGCCGGGAAGCTGCGGTCGGGTGTACTTCCGCATTCCGATGACCGCGAGCGAGGCACCAGTGACGCGCATCCCAACGGCCACGATGGTGCCAGCCTCCATCAGCAGCTTGTCGGCGAAGTTCCACACGATCGCAATGGGGTCGGTCACCTGTCCGTCACCGAGACTGTCCTTCTGGTTCGGTGATTCCGGCGAGGTATAGGCGATGTCTCCGGTTGCGGACATTACGTACACCCGGAAGAACAGTCCGGTAATCGTGGTGTTCGGGACAGCGGCGATCGAGACGCCTTCGAGCTCGCCGTCCTGTTCGACACGGATGCAGGTGAACAGGTGATCGGCAACTGTCACAGTCACCGTCGGCAGGGTTACGGTCTCGGTGTGCGTGTGCGATCCGAGGTTGGTCGAATCGGTATTCCGGATCGCGCCCGTCTGGTTGTTCTCCCGGTGCAGGTGCGACCCGAGATTTGTTGCGTTAATTACCGATCCGTACACGAGCTGCGATTCAGGAAAGCTTGAGTACACCGTCGGATTGAACGACTCATGCAGAGGCCGTGGCGACTTGATGTCGAACACCGCGAACTTGGTGATGATCTCCTTCTGCACCACCTGGACTGCTTCGTTCGCGGCCGCCGTCGCCTGAGTCACTGCGGTACCGACCGCGTTCTCCGCGGCCGTCTGTGCGCCTTCTGCGATCGACGTGGCGGTCTCGATGGCCGTGTAGTTCGACCCGCGGACGCTGAACCCCGTCAGCCCACTGGAGAACTCGGGTGCTTGAAAAAGGATGCCGGTCCACGCCATCAGTGAGAACATCGAGAATCGGTGATTACCGTCGACCGGGAACCCGGACACATCGGTCCAGTCGATCAACGTGACACCGTCGACGACGACGAGATACTGGCTTCCGTTCATCCTCAATTCGGGAGTCGACGACCCCGAATAGGACTTCGATGGATTCGCGGCCCACTGTGACCGGGAGATCGCCGTACCCGAGCGTGTGAACCGCCCCAGTTGACAGTTGCCGCCGAAGAAGTCGACATACACGCCTTCGGTACCGGAGGCGTTGCAGCGCCCGTACAGTGACGTCCGAGCTCGGGTCGACACCTTGCCGGTACTGGCGGGGTGGACGATCGCAGCGATCGAGTAGTCGTTCGACGTGGCAGCTGTCGGGCACAACGCATACCGGGTGCCGTCGTCGACGAGGTTGAACGGGGCATCGGTATCGAGCTGCGCCGCCTGATCCTTGATACCGAGGTTCTGGCCGTCACCGAACTGAGTCCACGCCGGGATCGTTCCCGGTTGCGGCGACCCGAGAGTGGACGAATCGCCGCGGTTGAACAGGTCCACGTACTCGGCACCGGTCGCCAGCTTCGACTCGAGCGTCGCGATACGCCCAGCGAGACCAGCGGTGAGGACCTGGCCGTCGTACTGACGACCGACCGCAGTGGGAACATTCTCGAATCCGTTGTCCCCGCCGATCGTTTCACCGATCGCCCGCAACGCCTCCGACGACCCCATGTTCAAGCCCTTCGCGGGCTTGTCCTGATCAGTCCCCGAATACCCGACGTCCGGGTTTCCGGGTAGGAACTGCTCTGCCATCAGACAGCGACCGGGACCGGTCGCACCCGCAGGTACGCGCGGGTCTTACGTGACTCGAACCGGACCGCCGTCAATGAATCCACCCGTACAGCGATGAGGTAGATCGTCGCTGCAGTGTTCGCGGGGACGATCGTCGACGACGATGTCGGGGCTGCGATGGTCTCGTCGGACCCTGGCACCAGCAGCCGCGGCATCCATTCGTTGTTCCACGACGACAGGGACGCACCGGGTCCTCGTGCCAGCAGGGGTCCGGAGACGGCACCGAGGTGCGCCTCCAGATCCATTCGCACACCGGTGGTCACGAAGAACTCACACAAGCCGGTGACGTCCGGTTCGTACGCGTACGGCTGTGCAGGGATCACCATCGTCGTGATGGTCTGGTATGCGCCCGTCCACCCGTTGCCGGTGTTCACTGCGAGCCAGTCCGCGTCCGAACCGGCCTTCTTGTACACACCCGGTGAGACGTTCAGCGGCTTCGCACCGATCGTCCCGGATGATCTCTTGTACAGGACATCTCCGACACTGGCGGCGGTGAGGCCGTCGCCGTCGGATGCCCCGAAGAACGAGGCAGTCGGGCCCGGGACTGTCGACGCCGCACCCGGGTTACCGCGGGGCAGGACAGCGTCGATCGCATATGCGCCCTCGGAGATTTCCCGGACCGTCAGATTCAGATCCGTGGGTGTCGTCCCGGCAGTGACCGTTCCCGCAGTGAACGTCGGTCGGGGACCGGTGTCGCCCTTGTCGCCCAAGTAGTTGGTGAGGGTCTCGAACTTCAGTGCGCCGCCGGGGGTTTCCTCCACCAACAGCTTCACGTCACGGGAACCGTCGACCCTCCACCCGTGCCCGATCCACGTATCGTCCAGGTCCCCGAGCAGTGGGATGTCGGCGGGGATCTCCGCACGGTGAATCTGCACCGCTACGCCGTCCCGGCCGGGGTCACCCGGATCGCCCTTGTAGGCGAGGACGTCGACATCCATGTTCCCGGCTTCGATCTCAATGAGACCGCGACCCGAGTTGCGGATATCCCATTGATCCGCTAGCCGCACATTCAGTTTCGCGGGCAGGGTGAAATTGAACGCCATGTGAGGCCTCTCAACGTTGAGGAGGGCAGCACAAATCCACCGCTCCGTGCAAGGGAAAGAATCAGAACCGCGGCCGGGCGGGTGGGGCCGGAAGAATCGGCCCACCAGCATCACGGCAGGTCTTCACAACAACGAGTTCCCAATCGACCTGCAGGTCGATGAACTCTTCCATCTTCTGGACCTTGATCAACAGGTCGTTGACCTGGTCTTTGTACGGGGACAGTAGTGTCAGTGCGGCCGCGGAAAGGGTTGCCGCACCTGATGCTTCACTGTTCCCTGCGTCCGCATTGACCTTCCGCTTCTGTGACGAAATCATCCACAACTGGGCAGCGAGTACCGCAACTGCGAGTGGGGTGATCACCGAGAAGACCTTCAGGACAGTGTCGAGCCATGTCATCGATCGCCCTCACCCTCTGCCAACGCCGGCGGATCTGCAGGACGGGGGACCATCAACGCTCGGTTCATTCGACGGCGATCACGAACGATGTTCCAGATACGGAGGACGCTCGCTACTGTGATGGCTACCCCCACGCTTCCGGCGGTCATAGCCCGTGTACCGAGTGCGAACGCGGCGATGCCGTACCCGAACCACAGGACACCGATGATCGACAGTGAGGTGATCTCTGCGGCGACTTCCTGCCGGATCTGCTCGGGTGTTCGGGACCGGCTGGAGTTCCACGTTGCTATCAGGCCGCCGAGACCGCCGACACCCATGATGGCGAAGTAGAAGTTCGACCCGGTCGGCCATGCATTGTCCAGTGCCGAAGAAATCTCGAACGGTGTTGCTACAGCGAGGATCCCGATCCATGTCGACAATCCGAAGGCGACTTTCTCGAATGACCCTGCTCTACGGACTACCAGTGGTTGCATCGGATCCCCTTCGGTCTCGGAGACGAAGCAAAGTGCGTAGCCGGTTATGGAGAGCGAGCAACGCGAACGCGAAACGGCCGTGACTGTTGGCGGCCGCTGCGAGAATGTGGATCCACGACACCCAGGTGTAGACGACGATGCCGGTCAGGCCGCCTGTCTCGAGTTGGCGTGCAGCGTCAAGGACGGCGAGGGCGAACAGTGCGTAGCCGGTGGCGGCTGCCATGTAGGCGTGAAACAGGACCCGCGCCGAGAACTTTGAGGCGGCGAGCAGGATGACGGCGACCATGAGGAAGCCGATGCCCCAGATGATTTCGCCGCCGAACTGGCGGAGTGTCGCGTACGACGGGCCTGCGATGCGTTCCGGTCCGCCGATGATGAAGGCGGTGCCGAGGAAGAATGCGAGTACGGCGGCCCGGAACGGCGGGAGATACACGTCCGCTTCGCCCTGCCCCGGCACTACTGCACCTTCGGTGGCTTGATGCCGAAAGAGTTCTGCACGTACGACACGAGGCCTGTCAGCACGGCGGTGCCGGCGAGCGCCCCGACGACCTTCCAGTCGTCCCACGAGAACGCGTTGAAGTCAGGATTGGCGATCGACTGGGTCACGACGTTGCCAGCTGCCACCAGGACGACAGCGAACAGCCCTTGAAGGAGTGTTCGCCAGGCGCGCGACTTGGCCTGGGACTTGATCCACCCGATCGGATCGAAATCGCCGTCCTCGGTGATGACTGCCGCAACCGGGATGTTTGCGAATAGCTCGTTCATCCTGCGCTGCCCCTCGGCTTCGAGCCGATCAAATAGTTCATCGGCACGCGTCTGGGCGGACACCACCTCCGCATTGAACTGGGAGACAGCGCCTTCGAATCGTGCAGTGAGCTCGGCGGTCACCTTGCTGGTGATCTCCCGGGTGAGGATGCCAATGGCGGTGTTGTCGGCCATCACTTGACCTCCGGCTGGGTCCCGATCTTCGCTTCGATACGAGCAAGCGCCTTCTCGATACGATCGTTCTGCTCGACCGCGAAGTTCCCGATCTGGATCAGACGGGCGATGCCGTCGACGAGACTGCGGCCCTTGTTCCCGTTGAACTCGTCTCCGAGTTGCGGCCAGCCCTTGCCGTCGGGGCCGAGTAACTGCTCCTGAACATCTGCAGCGTTTGCCATGTCATCCTCCTGAGGAAGTAACGCGTCGCCGAGTGCGAGCGCGCGGTAGTAGAACTTGCGGCGGTCGTCGAGACCGTTGGTGCCGCCGTTGACAGCCTTCGTCGCGCCGAGCAGGTCCTGGCGGTCGGCGAACCCATTCATGTTGCGGGCCACCGTCCAGTACCAGACGGCACCGAGGAACCCGAACTCATCACCCGCCAGGGCGTTCGGGTCGTCGACGAAGAATGTCGGCGTCGGAACGAAGCCCTTCGAGTACGCCCACTCCGACACTTTCGTGTGGTTGTAGCGCCCGGTGATCTGAATCGGACCGTGGCCCTTGAATCGCTTACCGTCGCCCGGCTGCGTGTTGCCGAGGTCTGTTCGGCCCTCGTATGCGGACCCGGACGCAATCTCTTGCATGTGCAGGAGCCCGCCCGACTCGTGGCCGATTTGCGCCACAAACATTGCGACCCTGTCGACGGAGGTGCAGTCGGCTTCAATGAGAGCAAGGTTCCATGCTGGGACCAATTCCTCGTAGCGTTCGTTCGATACACGGAAGTCCATTGCACGAGCTAGTGTTTCGGCGTTCATGTCACCGCTTCCCTGTGATTCTCCGGCGTTCCGCCACCTTGTGGCGATGGCACGTTCGGCAACTTCGCTGGCCAAACTTTGTGACATATGTGTTAGCGAAGGAGAATTCGTGGCCTCTCAGGCAATGCGTCTGTGCAGCCTTCTTGTGAGTGCCATGGATCGCTTGATCTCGCTGATTATTACTGTGGCTGTCGTAGCGCAAGTTGCAGAGTCGGTTGTCATACGGAATGCCGTTGTTGTGGCATACCTCCATACCGGCAGTTTCTTCACCCAGGAAAGCCAACGCCACCAAACGGTGTACTCGCCATTGGCGGACTTTGCCCAGCCGGGAAAGTGAGACCACTCGGTAGCCGCGATCCGTCTCTGCTTGCTTCAAGATCTGACCGCGGCGGATTGGACGATCCAAGCTACGGACGCGACCAAGATCACTGGCCTCGTACAGGCCCTCATAACCGGGCACGCCGATCCATATTTCTGACGATTGGGTAGCATTCATTGCTAGCCCCTCTCTGCTGTAATCAGATGGGTGGGTCAGAGGCCGTTCGGTGTTCCACCACCGCGCGGCCTCGCTTGATTCTACCTGTGGAGCAACGGATTTCGCTCTTACGACACCGGACCCATGAACTGCACCAACACCGCATCCCAGACCGCGGCATCCGCATCAGCGACCGGGGCGACGTTCGGTGTCGCCGTGTACCCCTTGCCCGCGATGCACGACGCCAACTGATCGACCGACATCCAATACTCGTACGGCCGGAACCCACTGTCGGCGACGAACACCTCCCGGGTCTCGGCATTGAATCCGACGACCGTGAAGTAGTGGTAGACCGTCCCGCCGCCGTACGCGGGTTTCTCGCCGCGGGTTCCGATCGGGTAGTTCGACGGCGGCACAACGACGTTGACGACGACCGCATAGCCGCCGAGGATCGACGCCTGAATGTCCGACCACAGCAGCTCACGCTGCGCGGGCGTCGCATCGTTGCCGGGGATCTGGCGAGTCACATAGTCCGCATCGACATTCCGATTCAGCAGGTCCATGATGAGCCCGATGTGGCTCGTCCCGTTACGGGTCGTACCCAACTGCTTCGCCAAATCCGTTTCCGTAGACCCGATCCCCCGCACATCGAGAGCAACCTGCGTCGACGCAGGACCACACCAATATCCAGTCTCTTGCGGGATGATCGTCGTGTTGTGAGACAGAACGATGTCAGCCATGAAACGCTCCTCTAATTCGTTGCGAGGGTGGCGGCGTTGATCATCGAGAACAAACGCTTGATACGCTCCTGCGACTTCTGCCCAGGCGACTTCTCCGGCTCGTCATCACCGATGACAGTCCGCACAACCACCCGCTCATCACGGTCGTCGTTGACCTCGATCGACTCCACCCGATCGAAGAACGTCTCCCCCTCGTCCTCCCACCCGACAAGATGACCCAGGTCGTAGTCGTAGAACGCACCGAACGGTGCCCAGTCGAGAACCTCGACCTTCGCGCGGCGCTTGCCGGCGTTGTCGAACAATCCCTGTTGCGCGTTCTGGAAACTGGAGAACGTGTAGCCCGCGGCACCGCCGTTGACGAACTTCTCTGGGCGAGCGAACTTTCCGTGCTCGCGTTTGAGTTTGTAGTTCGTGGCCTTCATGAACGCCAGGAACACATCGTCCAAGATCCCCGACAGGGCCCCTGCGACGCCGCCGATGATGCCGCCGAGGCCACCGATCGGGATGGACAGGAATGTGAGCACCGATGTGGCGAGCGCGATGATGCCCTGCTCGATGGCGAGCTGTAAGAGTTTGTTCAGCCAGGTGGGTGATTTGCCGCCCACCACAACCGAATACGCTTCCATCGCCTTCGCAGTGACAGTCGCATCGATGATTCCCTCGGAATCCTCCGACCACACGCACGACGGCAACTCGGTCTGCTTCAGCTGCTTCGAGATCAGATCCGCCAACCCGGGCAGGAACCCGCCGAGCAAACCGTTGATGGAATCTGCGATGGTCTCCGAGATGGTGTTCGCCAACCCGTCGACGATGAACCCGGTGTTGAGTACTCCACCGGACTTCGGGCGGTCCACGACATCGACGATGATCTGCGACTCGAGCAACGTCAGCCGGTCCGGCATCGGTTGAGGGTCACGCCCTTTGATCCACATCCGCATCCGGATCATGCACGACGAATCCTTCAACACCCGCTCGAACAGTTCGTCGAGCGGCACCATCCGGGCCTGCATCGTCACCCACTCGGAGGTGTCACGCAGAATGTCGTACGGCAACAGGGTGATCGGGCACTGCCCAGTGCGGAACTGCAACCTCCACACATTCCGCTGCAGATACCAGTAGATCCCCGACCGCAGAGGACCTACATACAGGTCCTCCGGTGGGAACTGCACCTCCTCGAAACCCGGCAACGGCATCGGGTACGCCATGATGCAGGCCAGGTAGATCTGCATGTCCACCAAGTTGACCGTGATGGTCTTGTTGCCCTTGATGCCCTTACGGATCGCCTCGTCGACGAGACCGTCGTAGTTCCGGCCGTTGTACGTGACCCGAATGAACACTGTCGTCGAGTCGCACTTCATGATCTGGCCGGCGAACTCCGACGACCCCGGGATGACGATCTGCGCAGGCCCGATCTTGTTCTTCACGAACTTGATCCGGCACGACGAGTAGTCGACGATCATCCCTACCGGCTTGATCTCCGAATCGAACAGTTCCACCTCGAACTCGGCGTCGACACCACGAGACGGTGGGACGTCGAGCAGTTCCCGCCACGCAGCAGCAGACCACGCATCGAGCGGGACATGGGAGGCATCAATGACGGGTGCAGTCAAAACGGCCTCCGTGATTTCGGTTCGATCTCACACACCGCAGACGACGCAGCGTTACCGCCGATGCACCGCAGCAGAGTCATCGGCAACTTCCGATGCCCGGGGACGGCGTTGATTCCTCGGAATCGTTGAGCTCCCATGTCGCGGTAGAAGAACTGGCGTTTGTTCGACTTCGGGGTGCGGGAATTGTCGGTGTGAATGACTACGACTTCCCCGGACTGCAGGTTCGGTGTGGTCACCACCGCATCCCCGGTGGGGCCGACCGGGAGCTGAAATACCCCGGGGCCCTTCAGCGTCCAGATCGGCATCGCTTTCCGGTCACCGGAGTTGTAGATGAACTTCTTCGCGGTCGGCTGCCCGTTCACCCACGTGAACACCTCGGTGAGTCCGAACCACCACGGCCGCTCCACGACGACAGGAATGAGGTACGGCTGAAACTGCTCGAACTCGGGGTCCTGGTCGTGGGTGATCTGCGGCATGTCCGCGAGCCGGAAGTCGCAGAACAACGTCCCACGCCGCTTCGAGTTCACGAACAGGCGTGACTGGAACTCGTAGGCGATGTCCTGCCAGAACGAGTCGTTCACGTCGCCGAACGGACGACCCAGAGTGCGATGCACGTACACGGGGATCTGGAACTCGCGAGGCTCGACGACCGAACCCAACCAGATTGCGCCGTCACCTCGAGCCGACTTGAACCACTGATGGGTAGCTTTCGGCTCGACGTAGTCCGCCCAGCCGGTCGCCATCACCACACCCCCATCGGGACGTGGTGTTCCATCACGCTGAGCTACCTGGTGATGTTCGGACAGTAGCCAGGACCGTTCCGGGAGATACTCTTTCGGTCCCGGACCGGCGATCGTCACATTCGCTGTGCCGTCAGGGAAGAATGTCATCCCTGCACCCGCACAGACAGACCCTCGAAATGCTCCTGGACGCGGGCTGCGCGGACACCGGCCTTGACTTCTCGGCGGTCGTAACCCTTGGCGTTGATGGTGATCGGTCGCTGACCGGCGAACGGATCCCCTGCAGGCGCAGCGGCCGCAACCTGCGACCCGCCCTTTGCCAATGCTGCAATCATGTTGCGCTCCGACTCCAAATACTTTCGCTGATCGTTGGTCAGAACCAGCTCCGAGAAACCAGACATGTTCGCTCCCAACGTCCCCGACGCCCACTCGCCACCGGTGTCGAACAACTTCGGGTTCATCGCCTTCATGAACTCCTCGATCCAGTTCGGGGCACCCGGGGTGACCGGCAACTGGGTTTGTGCTTCCTCCGGTGAGATCTGCATCTCCGGGGGATTCATCGCAGCGTTCAGGCCGACCATCGCCAGCTTCCCGACCACACCCATGTCGTCGGCCCCGTAATAGCCGAGAACATCACCGACGTTCTCGGTCACGGCGGACCCAACGATCTCGCCGAGAGCGGCCGACCACTGATCAGCTGTGGTGAACGCACCCGTTCCCGAAGACCCACCGGACTTACTCTTCGTCAGCGCATTCCGGGCACGCTGCAGCGCACGGTCCGCGTCGGCCTTCTCCTCCGGGGTGGATTCCGGGTCGGATGCCGCATACACCTCGTTGCGTTTCCGATTCGCCTCCACGACAGCTGCTTCCAGATCCAGGCGCGACAGTTCGTCGTCGGTGTAGTTCGTTGTCAGCTCCGGGGCCTGCGGGGCAGGAGGGGTATCCAGTCCATTCGCTGCAGCATTTTTCTTGGCTTCGAGGTCCTTGACCTTCTGCTCTGCTGCGGTGATTTTCAGGACAGCCTGCTGCCGGTCCGCTTCGGACTTCTTACCGTTCGCGAACGTTTTGTCGCGGGCCTCTTCCGCCTGCTGCACCGCGACGACAGCACGCTCGAGCGCGATCTGGTCCTTCTCCGCCCACGTCGCCTTCTTCGACGTACCCGAGTACGAGTAGCCGCCGACCGATGTTGCGGAACTATCCCCGCTGACCGGGGGTGAAATCAGTTCCAGCGGAAGGTGGTACAGGCTCGTGAATTGTGGATCGAAAGCGCCAGCGGCGGTCCGGCCGTACTGCACGCCGCCGCCTGCTCCACCGGACTCGATGTTGATTCCACCGACCGTCGCAGACATGTGTTCCTGCGACGTTCCGACGACGAACAGATCCGATGGCGATCCACCCGCGACCAGCCCAGCGGTCATCCCGTCGAGCAGTGAGTAGGTGGTGTAGAGACGTTTCGCTTCTCCACCCATCGCTATTGACTGCGCGGCCGACACGACAAACGAGCAGTCCCGAGACCCGGGAACGTACTCCATTCCGTCCATACCCTGGACGTACTGCTGCGCCGCCGTGACGCCGTCGATGACACCGCCGGTCGCATAACCGGGGAGCTTCGGGAACGTGCCCGCATTGATCTGCTCGAGCTCCGCCGGATACTTCTGGGCCATCGTCCGGCGGGTGATTGCCTCCCCGCCGTCGAGACGCACAGCAGGCATCCCGCCGATGAGACCGAGGAACCCATCCACAACCTCGGTACCCGGACCGGTCGTCGGCAGGAACCCGCCGTCGGCCCTGCCTGGGGGGGTCAGCACAGGAGCGACCGGCCCCTGCACACCGTCGCGGTTGAAGTCCCTCTGAGCCTTCGCAGTCAACGCGGTGTCGATCGTGACCGTCAACGTCTGCGGGATCAGCAGATCCCGGATCTTGTCGCGTGCCGCCTGATCCTGCGCGATGATCTCGAACTGCCCATCAGGCAACTCTCGGACCGTAATGCCGATGTCCTCGAGCTTGGAACGGGCATCGTCGGACAACGACTGAACAGTGATGGCTTTGTTGTCGGGAGTCTCGTCGAGCAGCCGCTTGATGTTCTCCAACTCGGCAGTGACCACGCCGGCATTGGGGACCAACAGATCCACGAGCTTCTCCGGGGGAAGAATCCCCAACGCGGCCGCGAGCGCATCGACATCGACGCCGGCGAGTCGAGCACCCTCCGATGACTTGAGGAACGCGTCGTAGATTCCCCGCGACGCAACGAGCGCCGCCTGCCGTGCCTGATCCTGGGACTGCCCGTTCTTCAGCGCATAGTCTTGTGCGGCCTGCGCCGCGGCAGCCATGTTGTCGCGGACCCCGTACATGCTCTCCGACAACGCACGTGAGGCATCGGTGTTCAGGCTGATACGGCCGGTGGTCTGGTCGATGATCGTGCCGTAGTCGAGGATCTTGTTACCGGCAGCATCGACGGCACCGGTATCGGCTGCCGCGGCCCACAGTTCCGGGAGTTGCCCGATCTGCTCGTTCGCCGCGGCGACTGCGGCGTCGAATCCCTTAGCGCCGCCCGACAGAATGTCGAGAGCATTCTTCAGGGCTGATGTCTTGTCTTCCGCCGAGGCGGTCGACGACGAGAGAGTGTCCATCGACTTCGCGAGATCCCGGGCAGCCGGGTCGGCATCCGCCAGTGCTTGAGCTGCCTGCTGCGCCTGTTTCTGAGCCTCGCTCAGATCAGCGTTCATCGAGCCGAGCTTGAGGCTCAGATCGACAGCGTTCGTGCCGGACTCACCGAGCCCGTCCGCGAAGTCCTTCAGCCGGATGGTGCCTTCACCGGAAGTCTTGTTGTGCGTATCGAGGGCACCGTTGACGCGATCCTGCGCGTCGGCATCACCCATCAGTGCACGCGTCAGGTCATCGGTGGAGATGCCCATTTCCTTGAGGGCATCAGCTCGGACCTTGAACGGTCCACTGCCTTCGAGGGCTGCCTGGGTCTGCTCACGCAGAGCGGTGTTGACCTTCTCCAGTTCGGGGACGGAACCCGCTGTGGCCTGAGTGAATTCCTGCGTCGTGAACGCAGCGTCCTTCATCTTGTCGATGTAGCCGTCTTTGGCGAGTGCCTCCGCGTTGGCCTTGATGCCGGCTTCGGATAGTGCGCCGGTCTCGGCGTCGAGGTTTCCGATCAGACCACTGATAGCGGCCTTGTGCTCTTCCGTTGCCTGCGCAGCCTTCCGCTGATTCGACGCATACAGCGACAAGCCGACGACAGCAGCAGTGATCGCGATACCGACCGGGCCACCGAGGGCGGTGGCCAACCCACCGGCTCCGAGGCGGACAGCGGTGCCGGTGGCTGCAAGAGCACCCTGGGTGCGGGCCAGCGACTGACCGGCTAGCGCCGCGGCACCAGCAGCGCCGACGAACGACGATTGGATCGCGGCGATCGACGGAGCTCGTTGCCCAAGAGCTGCGATCGACGACCCGAACCCACCGACAGACACTGCACCGATGCGAGTCGTCTGAACCACTGCACCGGTAGCGGTGGCGAACTGGCGGGCATTCGCCGCGGCGGACTGAAGATTGGGACCGAGGTTCTGCGCGAACCTTCCTGTGTTCTGGATTGCCGTCCCGAATCGACCCAACTCGGAGGTCGGGCGGGCCATCAGGGTGCCGAATGCCGACGATGCGACACGGAACGCGACCAGCGCCAACGCTGCTGTCTGGATTGGACCCGGCAGGTTGCTGAAGACCCCCACCAGAGATCCCGCAGCTGACGCCAACGGCTCGACGACGTTCAACACGCCGGAGAGGCCTGCGGACGCACCCTGCCCGGCGGCCTGCAGAGTGTCGAGCAGGCCACCCGACACGAGTGCGCCTTCACCGAGATCCAGGAGGGCAGTCCCGGCTGTGGACGCGATCCCGACGAGGCTTTCACCGGAATTCGACAGACTCCCCCACGCCGACTCCAACATCGGGAAGTCGGACAGAGCAACATTCGACAAGGTGCCACCGAGACCAGTCATCGACGTCTGTGCGTTCGCGACGACACCATCGAAGTTGTCGAGCGCATTGTCGGCGAGGTCGACGACCGCAGTTCCGAGGGATGTCAGAGGTCCGTCGATCAAGTCGTAGAGCTGCAGCTGCAACCGCTCCGACGTGTTCCCCATCCGCTCGAAAACGCCAGGGAGTCCCTGGTTCTGGGCAGCAGCCAACGCTGCAGCAGCGCCCTGCTCACCGACCGCGGCGCGCATCGAGTTGAACCCGGCGGCACCCTGCTCGGCGGCGACACCACCGAGACGCATCGCATCCGACCCCAACAGGGTTGCGGTCGCCTGCTGATATAGCTCAGGTGTCAGGTTCTGGGACGCGGTCTGCAGTTGCCCGATCAGCGACTCCATGCCGACGAACTGGCCCTGCGCGTCATAGACAGTGAGACCGAGAGTCTCCATCGCCCCCTGGGCAGGCTTCGACGTGTCTGTCAGAGACAGCAGTGTCGACTTCAGCAGGGTGCCGGCATCGGATCCGGTGATGCCCGCGTTGGCGAGCATGCCCAACGTCGCAGACGTGTCCTCGATCGACAGACCGAACTGGTTCGCAACAGCACCCGACTGGGCGAGACCCGATGCGATGTCGGTGATTTCCGCCGACGACGCGTTCGCGGCGTTCGCCAACACATCCGACGCAGTGGCGGCATACGATGCGTCCAGGCCGAACGCCTGCAGTGCCTGCGACTGAATAGTCGCCGCCTCCGCAGCATCGATCTGAGCTGCCGCCGCCAGCTGCAGAGTGCCCTTCGCGGCCTCCATCGACTGCTCGACAGTGAAGCCGCCCTTCGACAACTCCAACATCGCGGACGCAGCATCGTTCGCGGACGTCGCCGACAGATCGACGTCGTTGCCGAGCTCCATCGACTTCGCTTTGAGCGTGTCCATCTCAGCGGCCGTGGCACCGGTAACACCGGACAGGCTGTTGAGGGTGCGAGTGAATTCGTTGCCGGTCTCGATGACCGACGCGAACGACAACCCGACCCCGGCGACGGCAGCGAACTGAGCGACCTTACCGATCAGCCCCTGGAGGGTGTCCGCGGCAGAATCTGCACCGGACTGCACCTCACTGTTGAGGGCTGATAGATCAGCGCCCACCTCGATATCTATCCGTCCACCGGCTATGGGACTCACCTCCGATGGTCGAATTCAATTGTCGGTCAGCCGATCTGCCACATCTTCCCGAGCTCACTGAGCGGGATCTTCTTCTTCTCGACGCTGCTGTACTTCTTCACCTTGCGGGCGTAGTCCTCCCACAAGGCGGAAGAATTGCGTTCCAGTCGTTGCCCGACAGGAGGGATCAGCGGGTCCGGTGGAGGCTTCGCTGCCTGCTCACGCTGCTTCTTCACCTCAGGATCGTTCGGGTCCGTGATCCACTGCCGGTACTCCGAGTGGAGCCAGAAGTCGTCACGGTCGACGAGCATCGCGATATTCTCGGAATCGAACCGGGACTGCGCATCCCAGTCGAATACCGACCGCAGCAGTGACGTGAACTCGCGATGCGGAAGAGCTAACCCGTCTGCGAGGCCCATCCCGAAATGTTTCCGGAATCCTGCGAATGCTGCGCCCTGGCCATCCTCGGTCAGGAGGTAGGCAAGGGCGCTAGAATTTCCCCCTCGGCGAGAGTCGACAGGTTCACGATCCGGTTGATGACCTTCGCAGCATGAGCCGGAGGGACGGGCGGGGAAACCTTTTCCCACAACGCCGCGCCGGCGTCGTCACCGACGATCAACTGCAGCATCGACAGATGCTTACCGGCGTTCAGCAGCTGAAAGAATCGAACCGATTCCTTACCTGTGAACTCCCGCCTGATGTCAGCGTCGACACCGAGCAACGTCACCTCGAGAGGTGGCAAGGGTTCGGTGGCAAGGCAATCCAACAGATCGAGTCGCTCGACCGTTGCCGCCGGCTCAGCATCGCGCTGAGCCGGACGGGCCGTGGACTTACGTGGGGTGCTCGGCATGATTGATTCCTAAGCTCAGATAGCGAGCGGGTTGGTGTTCGTGTACGGGACGACCTCGGACAGGGCCAGGAGTTCCATGTCCCAGCCGTCGATCTTGTCGCCACCCAGATTTCGCGCCGGAGGGGTGAACAGGGTGACCCGCGAGCAGTACAGAACCAGCGAATCCTCGTCGTCGTACAAGCGGAGCAGGATCGCGAATTCCTCGGAATCGCCGACATCCCAACGGAACACGTCGGTGGAACCGACCTGCGTGATCGCGCCACCCTGCAGCACCGTGGAGACGGTGGCCTTGGAGTAGTCGACGGGCTTCATCTTGAAACGGTCGGAACGAGGTCCGCGGGCCAGCTTGTACGCCGACTTGCGGTTGTTCCAGATGTTCAGTTCCTTGGTGTCCTGGGACGGGTTCTGCTCGAACCCGGCCTCGATGCCACCGAACGGATCCCACACGACCGGGGTGCCAGTACCAGTGGAAGGGGAAGGGGCGAACGGGTTCGCTGGGATGAGGGTGCCTGCAGGGGCGCGGAAAGCGTCGCCGTCCTGCCAGACATACGCCTTCTCCGGATCTACGTAAGTGCTCACGAAAGTACCTCCTTGATTGGCTCACGCTCGTGAGCTCTTGTGGAAGCCCCACCCCTGGACATGCCGAGCAAGCAACACCAGAGGTGGGACGTTATGGCCGCCGGATAGGCGGAACAGGGGCGCGAAAAGCGCGCTAGCGGACGACGACTTTCACGTCGAACCGAGTGATGGAGCGGAACAAGGGAAGATCGACGCCCCGCTGCCGGTCGACTTCGGTGATCGGCCCGTCGATCCATTCGGCATTCCATGTGCAGTTTCGGAACTTCTGCTGCCGGGCCTTGTGGATCAGCCGGGCACCGAGATCGCCGATGTTCCAGGCCAGTTCCTCGGGTTCGACATCGCCGCCGAGGATTTCCCACCGCGGAACCCACACATCGATCTGGATGAGCGGCCGCCGCAGCATGGGGTCGACCCCGTAATTCGATGGCGCGGTGATCGTCGCGAACGGTGCCGTGATGTCCCCAGGGGGTAGATCGCCGGTGACGATCCCGTCCGCAGGGCAGAGTGTCGTGTACTCGTCGATGCTCCGCAGGAACTGGCGGATAGCGCCAGGTACGTACGGTGTGGACGTCGTCATGCCCTACCTCGATTGAAGTAGTCACGTTGGGCGCGTGTCACCATCCGAACAGTCCCGGACCGAGTCGTGTAGCTGACAAGGTTGCTCCGGGAAGATGAACCGCCCCTCCGTGGTTGGAAGCCGCGATACCTACCGAACTCGCGAGCCGCACTGGTGAGTGTCGCCAATGCACGGCGCTGCGAAGTGCCGTATTCCTTCCAGAAGGCTTCCGGGTCGTCGTCTTCGACGTACACCCGTGAGCCCTCAACGAGAACACTTGCTCCCCGCTGGAACTCACCAGTGCGGTTCGGGACTGTTGCGTCGAATCGATTGAGGATCTTCTCGGCAATCTCGGTACGACCTGGCGTCGAAAGGCGTAGCGCTTCCGCCCGGAGTTGCTCCCGGTAGATCGCGACGCGGGCCATGTCAGGCTCCGGCGACCCGGGGGCGACGCGACTTGTCTTCAGGCGGAACGACGACGTCGGGGATCTTGTCGGCCTTCACTTCGGCCGGCGGATCCACAGGCGCAGCATCCGGGGCGACTGCCTCATGCTTGTCGTCGTCCTTCGACGTGTCTCGGACATGCCGTTCGTACAGCTTCGAGTTCACATCACCCCACCGCGTGTTTCCGTCGGCGTCGGTGAACTTGACGATCCCCGACTTCGGGGTCTCAGTAGTGGCTTCGTCAGCCATGATTCACTCCTTCATATCGCTGCTCGCGCGCACGATGGCCGCGATATAGCGGGGTTGATGATTACGATTCCGCCGGGGCCGAGTCAGACCGACGACGTGCACAACAAGTCCGTCAGGGCCCCGCAAGCGGTCCTTCGCGCGGGGAGGATCCAACACCGACCCGTCGAGAGGGGCCGGTTCGAGCAGCAGCACGAACGAGGACACAACATTCCCCGGATACAGTTCCGTGTTCCCCGCATCGACCGATGAAGACGACAACTGGCGTTGCTGCAACAGCCCCGCATACGGAATCTCCGTCGGCGGAACCGGTTTCAGCACACCAGTCGACTCATCGGGGACACCCGGGTTGTCCCGCAGTAGAACCCACCGCTCCACGAACCTCATCCGGGAGCAATCGAAAACGAGGAACCCTGCTCCGTCTTCGGGGACAGGCGCTCCTTCTGCCCGGCCGACAGATACACGACCTCTTCCATGTCGACGGACTGGAAGTTGTACTCGGTGGTGATCTCCGGGAACTGCTCGGACTTGATGTTGGTGCCGACCCGCATGCTGTCCAACGCGCGGGACACGACGACGCACATGATGCCTTCGACGAGATCCCGGTCCAGAACAGCATTCTGGACATCGGTATCGAGAGTGGGGACTTCATCCCGGACGACTGCCGACGCGAACCGGATCAGTCGGAGGACCTGCGGTTGCTGCGCCTCGAGGAACACCTCTTGACGCCACTCCTGCAGGTCCACCAACTCGATCAGCGGGTAGGCCACAGGTCAGGCCTTGGCCCCAGCGGCAGCCTTCGCTGCAGCAGCTGCTGCACGCTTCTCAGCTGCGGAGGGCTCACCATCGTCCGACTTGTCGTCGGTCTTGGTGATCAGCCCGCCGTCCTCGAGACGCTCCAGATCCTCAGCCGACACATCAGCCGGAACGAGAGCGCCCTTGTAGAGCATCTTCAGCTTGCCGTCTTCGCCGTTCACGCCGACGAGCGGCGCGGTGACTACGTATCCCATGTCAGACCTCTCAGATTCCGGTGATCTTGATGGCGGCACCGGGCTCGTTGACGTACGGAACGCAGACACGGCGAGCACGGACACGCCACTGGTCGTTGTCCTCGTCGCGGATCGACTTCGTCTCGACGACGTCACCGGTGTAGCCCTGGCCGAGCTTCTCGTCGGCGATACCGCCGAGAGCATTGGTGTCGATGATCCACGCGCCGGCCGCAGGCAGGTTCGGCGTCGGGAGGATCGTCAGACCAGCGACGACACGGAATTCGCCGGTGTAGACCGAATTTCCCTTGTCCTCGCGTGCCATCAGAGTCGACAGCTTGTCGTCGGATGCCAACAGCGCCCACGTCGCGTCGTCAACGACGATGGCGTTCGGCTCGTATCCCTTGTTCAGGGCTGTGACCTTCGCCTTCGCGAGCATGATGTCCCGGAGGATCGTCGACGTCGAACCAGCCCACGAAGCAGCAGCTGCCTGAGTCGCGGTGACCTGCGACGCGACGAGGGACAGGGCGAGACCGTCGACGGTCTTCACCAGAGTGTTGACCAGACGCTGGAATGCCTTCTCCACGGGAGAGAAGTTGGAGCGCTTGATCTTCTCATCGGTGATGGGCACGTCCTGGCCCCACTTGGTGACCTTCACGGCCTGCGGAGTTCCGTCACCGAGACCGGTGAGCGGGTACTCACCGCCCGGGCTGATGGCCTCGGGTGCGCGGTCGGTGTACAGCGGATCGTCCTGCTCGAAGACGACTGCGCCACCGGACACATCGGTTCGGGAGGTCAGAATGAAATCCGACACGAAGCGCTGTGCCGCGATGGTATTGATGCGGCGTGCAACGACGGACGGGGTAGCGAGGTACCGGTTGATCGATTCGATGTCACCCGAATAGACGGGCGGCCCCGCTGGGTATGTGATCGCCATAGTGGCTCTCCTTCAGTACTGGGAGCCGCTGGGCTCCAGAGGGATTGAGGTGGGTCGCTCAGAAAGCGACGCGGACCTTGCCGGAGGCGGCAGCGGACGTTGCGATACCGACGACCTGGGAGTAGTCGGTTCCTGCGCCGATCGTGGCGACAGCACCCGCAGCAGCGGGGAGCACTCGAGCGCCGGCGGCGATAGCACCGGATGCAGCGAGCTCGTGGACACCACCGCGGTGAACGGTGACCTTCTCGCCGACGGCAGCATCGTTCGCGGCGACACCGACCCACGCTGACGTTGCAGCGGTTGTGGGAGCGACGGTCTCGTTGCCGGAGATGAACACCAGCTGACCGCCGGTGACAGCCACAGATGCCGTCAACGGGACGTCGGCACCCGGCTTCCGGATGGGAATGTATTCGGCCATGTCAAGGCCTCACTTTCAGTTGGATTGTGGGTGGAACTGCTCGTACAGCAGCTCTTCCGGCGTCATCGGACGTCCGGGTTGCGGCCCCTGCGAAGGAACCGGCGCGGGAACACGCGGTGCGTTCGGGTCCACCGGAGGAACCGGCGGTACAGCAGGAGCCAGAGTCGGCTGGATGGTCGCCCAATCAGCAGCCAACTCTTCGGGCGTCGCGCCCTTGAGTCGATCGATCCATACAGCGGGAACCGAATTCGTGATGGCGAACCGAAGCCGGAGGTTCTCGGCTTCCTTCTCCATTGCAGCCGTAGCCTTCTCGGACGCCAGATTCTGCGCCCGCTCGAGCTCGGACAATTTCTCGTCCGCGATCTTCTTGGCATCGGCCGCCGCTTTGTCCTGAAACTCCTTCAGCGCCTTCTCAGCTGTCGCACGTGCTTCTCGTTCTGCATCGAGCGCCTTCTTGCCAGGGTCACCGAGACCCTCGGGGTACTCCGGCGTCGCGCCGGGAGTAGGAGCAGGAGTAGCGACCGGTGCCGGAACAGCAACAGGTGCAGGTTCGACAGGGGCTGCCGGGGTGACTTGTGGTGCCACCTCGGCGGGAGTGGGAACAGGAGCAGCCGGAACGGGAGTGGTCATAGGAATGGAACCTCCAGGATGGGTTGGAAACGTCATCGCGACGTCGAACCACCCCAGATCGCCTGGAGTGGATGAACATCCCCGCTGTGCGGGGAAGAATGTGGGCATCAAAAAACCCCGCAGCGCGTGGCGTACGGGGTCAGTGAGCGATGGAAATCAGAGTGAAGACAAGTCTCCGGATCGAACGATTCCGGAGTAACGGGAAGCTATCTGGTCGAATGCCACGGCGGCGGGAACGCTGCTCCTGGCAAGCGATTTCAAGCCGACGCGGATTGCGTTCGCAGCGTCCTGGTCGGCGTTGGGAACCCAGTTCAGTTGCACCGAGTCCGAATCATTGGTCCACAACAACCCGAGATCAGGTAGCCGCACCCAACGCCCCGGGCCAGACATGTTCACTGCGTACGACGCACCGCTGATGGCGCGCGCACCGACATCGGAGGGATCCGACAGGCTTCCCATCTCACCCCCCGATCCGGTCGGGATTCTGCCCGACCACTCGTGCGTACAGAATCAGATGGCGGCCGTTCTCGGCCATGCCGGTGATCTCGTACTCTACGCCGCGGCCGAGGACCAGCTCGTTCTCTTCCGGACCGTATGCCGCCAAACCTTTCGGGTCGGCTTTACCGTTCGCGAGACGTTCATGCGACGACACGTACAACGCCTGAGTGCCTTCCGGAACATCGAGCACGAGTTGGAGTTCGCCGGTGTTCCCGAAACTCGACGACGATTCCATGGACGTCGACATAAAGCCGTCGTCCCTTTTCACGTCGCCGATGAGACTGGAAGCCTGAGCGGTTCGGAGAGAGCCGTCGCGGCTGATGCCGAGCACTCGTTCTTCGACCATTCGCGAAACCCGAATGTTCTCCGGTATCCGCGGGGCCGCGGCGATGACCCTGACGAGTTCTGTGACGTTCTCGAGCAGCTTCGTGCGCTCGACCGGGTCGGTGATGTTCCCGAACGAACCCGGCGCATGGGCACCGTCGCCGCGGAGCCCGCTGTTGATCGCCCGGTAACCGTTTCCGGTGTACTCGAGGATCATTGCTCGCTGCTGGGCATCGAGACCGTCGGCGTACCCGTGCCACACGTCGAAGCCGAAGTCATGCCCTTCGTCGTCGGTGAACACCCGAGCTGGCTGGGTCGCCTTGTACGTGTTCTCCGCCGCGAGCCACGCGGTGACGTCTGCGGTGTATTTCGACTCCGCGGCCAACCACGACTTCGTGTCATCGACGTTCTGTTGGAAGGCTGCGCGTTTCGCCGCCTCCGTTGCAGCGACCGCATCGAGATCAATGACCGGACGGACCGGCTTGCGGATATCCGGGACCAGGCCCGTTCGTGAACCAGCACCGGATACAGGGCCTGACCGGTCCAGGATGTATCCGTTCGCTCGAAGCAACCGCAACGCATCTTCACGGGACTCAGCGAGCTCCATGATTGACTCCGGCATCAACCTCGGGGTCGTCGCAGGGTTACGGCCGCGCGCACGGATCACCTTGCCGGCGACACCACGCTTCGTCACACCCTCCGTCGACGTGAACAGTTGCTGCCCATACACATCCTGGGTCTGCAATGACCCCGTTGACCCGGCCGCCGAATCCAAACCGGTAGCGCCGCGGCGGACGTTGACGACCTGCCCGATATCTGCGCCGGACCGGATCGCGTCAGCACCCGCCATGGTGAACGTCTTGTTCTGCTCGGCGACCGACAGTGAATCGAAGTACTTCACCGGATCGACCGTGATGTCACTGGCAGCATCCGCGAGACTGGGAACCGCTCTGCAGTCACAACCCGGATGCCTACGGAACGCTGCATTCCATCGGTACCAGCGGCCCGCCAACACTGCGCACCGCGAGCACGACGGCGGATTCAGCATCCGCACATACCCAGTGTTCGGGCGGGCAGTCACCGCGACGTTCGTAGCGACCCTCGAAGCGTCAGCCAGCTGGGTTTGCATGTACACCTGTAGTGCCTGCAAACCCATCCCCCACGCCGCCGAGGGACCCTTGGCTTCGACCTGTTTCCCAGCAGTCACCACAGCGCCGTACAACAGCCCATCCAGCGAACGACCATCCGATGCGACACCCGAAAACGACTCCGGCACAACATCGAACTCCGAAGCAACCGGTGTGCCGAGCTCATCCAAAGTCCCCGACACGTACTCGTCGGTACCCTCGACAGCTCGAACCTGACCGACCGACATGATCTGCACCAAAGCATCGACATTCGCAGCGAACCACACATCGAAATCAGCAGGCGGCCGAGACCCCCACACCTCCTCCGCGTACGCGAGGACCTCCATCGTCAGCCGCTGCTGACCCCGGTAATGGTCCTTCGCCGTATCAGGAAGTGGCATCGGTCAGCGGCCGCGCGAAACGGGCAGCAGGAGACGCCGCAACCGCAGCCTCATCCATCTTCGCCATCTGCTTCCGCTGAGTCTCGCTATACCCCATATCGATACGCGTCTGCTCCAACGGAGTGATACCTGCCTGGTGAAGTTTTACAGCAGCATCCGCCTTCTGCGCCACGGTCGGAGTCGACGGATCACGCCACACCGTCTCCAAACTGAAATCCCGGATCTCGAGTTCACTCTTCCCGCGCATGAACATCAGGTTGATGCGCTGCGCTTCCTCGTGAGCTCCACCGAGGAACGTGTGTTTGCGTTCGATGCGCTTCACCAACTGCGTCTCCGAGGAACGGATCGCATCGGCGGACGCGGGATTGTCACCGACGAACCCCATGTAGTGCGGGGGTAGCGCGGCCATCTGAGACGCCAACTGCGCCAACAGTTTGATCGTATTGTGGAACACTGTCAGGTCGGACTCCTCGAACGTCCCGACCTTGACGTCCTTGTCCTCGTTCGCCCAGATCCTGTTCTTCAGCATCGACCACGCCGACACCTGCTGGCCGTTCTTGTCGACGAAATCGGACTGCTTCAAACCGAACGCATACCGGCGAGGCATCGCATGGAACTCGCCGGAAATCATCATGTCCGTCGCCATCTTGTTCGCGGCATCCGCCAGCGGGATCAGATCCTTGAACTCGGTCGTCCCGTTCGGCCGCAACGTACGCGGACGGTTCACCAACGGCACCACCGGGACAATCCCGAAATTGTGCTTGTCCTGGAATTCGCCTGTCGCCCAACCGCCCTGCTTCTGCACGAACTCCGCAGTCTCCACCGGCGTGTACACCAGCGCATGCTCGATGTCGTCGAGGTCCTTCCACCGCTTGATCGCAGCAGTGACCTTCTGTGTCGCAGGATCCCGCTGCGCCCACACCTGAAACGGCGACTCGATCGAATTGATCGGAGGCATACCCTTCTCAGGGTTCGAGCCGATCGTCACATACGACCGCGACAACGAAATGGAATCGAGGTGCGCCTGCTGAGACTTCTCGTCCATGTTGTTGTACTGCCACCACGCCCACAGATCTTCGTCGCCGGAATCCTGGTCGCCATATCGGAAACCCTCGACATCCAAACGGTTCTCGTACGCATCAGCGACGAAACGGGCCCAGTTGATGACCAGCTCGGCGACAGTGTCGCCGAGCTCCTGCCGCATTGCCTCCGACATGTACTTCAAGGGCTGTTCACCCTCGTAGTAGTTGTCCCACTTTGTCAGGTTTGCGGCGTCAGCCTTCAGTCCCTTTTCGAGGACGGGTATCAGGTCGATCGGATTTACAACGGCCACGACACCCCCACCTCTACGGTTCAGAAACCGATCATTTTGTTGCTCACTGGCCGGGGTTCCGGCCAGTTGGCGGCGCGCGCATCCGCGGCCGCTTCATGCGCAAGCACCGAAGCCATTGCAGGGTCGATCTTTTGGGTCTGAGTTGGCTTGGACAGGATGTATCGCTGACCTGGCCGGGCCTTTTTCCGAGCATTCGCGACGGCAATCTCGGTCGACGAACACCCGTCGTGTGTCGTCCGGTGAGTGGAAAGGTCGGTGACGAACCGCTTCAACGCCTCATGCATTTGCGTGGTGCGGTATGTCGCCCACTCCGTGACGTGCTCAGCGCCGTACAACAGCGCCCAGTCGCCGATCTCACTACGCCAGTCCGGTGGGTCGAAATACCCGCGCAAAACGACGAACCGCGAATACACTTCGTCCATCGCCGCGTGGACCTCATCCCGGGGTATCTGCCCATCCCACTCGGCCGGATCCCAGATTGTCGGGCGACGATCCGGCCCATACCTCGGGGTGAACTGGAACCCTTCACGAGTCTCAGCCCGCAAAGCAGTGTGGTCATCCGAGTCCGAACCATCGAACCCGACACAAATCGCGGTCCCATCCGGCGGGTTAGGTAGCCACAGCATTCGCGTAGCACCCTTCCCACAAACCGGCCGGCAGCCACGACCCCTGCCCATACACAAGACGGCACCCGAAGAACCGCTCCGCCTGCGACGGATCGCGAGGAAGGATTTCCATCGCCTCGGCCTCGATCGCATCCAAATCGATATGCCCACCGCGCTCACGCAAAGAATCACCGTAGGCAAACCGGTGAATCTTCCGCCGCTCCCGCTTGTCGCCATACGACAACGACGCCGGTGCCTGCGGAAAGTCTTTGAAAATATCCTCAGCACGTGACTCGAACGTCGTCTGCGCAACAGAACTCTCAGCCGGATCCCATGGATTCGTCGTCTCGATCGACCGACCACCCATACCGGCAAGACCACGACGCTGAGTATCAGCAACCCGCTGCATATGGTTCGACTTCAACCAGATGCCGGTCTCGTCCTGCAGCGCAAACGTGATCGGGTTACCGAGGCGGGACGTCGCACTCGACGTCACCACATCGATACGTCCATTCCCCGCGAGGCGAATGAACTCCTCACCTACACGCATCAACTCGCCGAGCGGGCCGCGGCGAATCATCTCTTGCAGAGGCCGATACACGTTGTCGGTCTGCTCTTCCGATGTAGCCGTCAACTGAATCAACGGGGTCGGATACGGGATACCCATCGGGTCACCGGGCTCGTACTCGAACACGAACCCGCAACCACACCCGTAGGTCCGGCAATCGTAGGTTTCCCCACCCCGCGCCCAGCCCGCGAACGTCGACGGTCCAGCACCCTCGTTGGCAATGATCGCCGCAGTCAGAGGACCCTTTCCCCACTTCTGCGGCCGAACCAACTGCGAACGACGGTAGAAAAACGCCGGAGCCAACACCGGATCCGACGGCACCCACACCGCAGAAGACTTGACCCGATAGTGATTGCACAGGAAGAACAACTGATCGTTGTACAGGCGGAACGGCTGGCCCAGCTTGAACCCATCAGGGATGATGCAGTGCGCTTCGATCCAATCCGCAACCAGGAACCCAAGAGTCGGAAAGTTGATCGACCGATCAGGCTCCTCCACCGGGCACAACCTTCATGCGCGACCGCGAACTCGAACTCTTCGGAGCAGCAGCAACCTTCTCGGCGCGCTTCCCCTGCATCTCATCCGACGCGACGCGCCACCGATTCCGAAGCATCGCAGCAGGATTCAAACCGAGACGATCCGACCACTGCCGAGCCTCGGACAGAGCCTTCACATCACCGTTCTCGCCTATCACCAGCATCCGTACATAGATCGCGACATCATGCGACCAACCGAATCGCTCCCACTGCACAGCCTGCGGAGTCCGCCAAATCTGACGCCACACAACAGCTTCACGCTGACGCACCCGCGTCTGCAAAGCAGGATCCGCGTCCTCACCCAACGAGAACGGGGACAACGGAAACTTCGGAGTCGGCCCCGTCCTGCCTTCCGAAGGCAACGTCGTCCAACCATCCTTATCGGACGGCCGATCACGACGAAGCGCCATCGGATCAGGAGGCGGACCAGAATTTGCGCGAGCACCACCACGAGCCATATCGACACTCCATCCGAGGCATCGCGCCCCGCTCGGAAATGGAGCCGGCATCGCACCGACTCGAAGTTGTTAGAACCTGACAGACCTACGAGCGCCCTCCCCCGCGGCCAAACGTGGTGGCCCCCCGTGTGGGTGGTACTCCCCACCCCTATGTGGTCAGGGGTTTCAGAAGCGGGCTGCTTGGCGTGAGTTGCAGGATCGGCAGGTGACTGCCAGTGGTCCTGTGGGTGAGCCGCCGAGCGCGATGGGGGTGATGTGGTTGGCGGTGAGGCCGCCATCGCGTGGTGTGAGTGTGTGGGCTGGTCTGCCTATGCCCGGACACCATTCACCGTTGATAGCTCGGTGGGCTTCGACTGCGGCTTTACGTCTCGCTCTGTCGGCCGGTTCGTGGATCTTGGTGGGGACGGTGGCGCGTTGGTGGCGTTCCTGCTCTCGCAGGTGGTCTCGGCATAGTGGGCCGGCTTGCATGTGTGGGCACCCGTGGATGCGGCACACCTTGAGGGTCGCGCGGGCCATTACTCGTGCAGCTCTCGGCCATCGAGACTGTGATGGGTGATGAGCCAGCCGACGGAGCCGTCGTCGCGTGGTACCGGTTCGGTGGTTGCGCCGCAGGGGCAGTCGTCGTCGAGGTGCTCGATCAGGTCGTTGACAGGTACGACATGGATGTCGCCAACGGTCATCAGTCTTCGTCTCCGTATATGACGGAGTTCGTGATGCCGTCTTCGCGGATGGTGGCGACACGGAGGATGCCTTGACTGTCACCGATGTCCATGGTGCTTCGCTTGAAGAACGACCATGCGACCAAGTCCTGGTCATCGTCGAAATAGCTAGCCTTCGCGACGACGTACCAGGCTGTGATGATCTTGCCGCTGTCTGGGTCGTCTTCGCCGTATGCGATGCGGGCCTGTTCGATAGCAGCTTCGATGGCTTCGTCGGCTGCGATCTGTTCAGGTGTGAGTGCCACGTGCGTTGCCTCTCGGGTTGCTTACCCGCCCGTGAGCGATGTTGCCTTTGCGCTGGTCAGAAGCGTGAACTGTTTGGGTAGCGGGCGAGGAGATTGTTCACGCGTTCGGTCTGTACGAACTCAGCGTCTACGTCACCGCGCTCACGTGCACCCAACATCAACAGGTACGCGTCCTCGATCTGCTGCTCCAATGACGGCATCACGGAACCCCCTACGGTCGGAGCATCCACCAACGCACCACACGGGCGACCAGCTCAGCCCACAGATCGGGCATCACGTTCCTGCTTCGTCACCCACACATGAGATGCCATGTCGAACACCCACCCGGCCTGCGCATTCAAGATGGCTTGGGCGAGGTTGCCGTAGTAGGGGTCGGCGGTGCGGAAGTTCTGGTGCCAGTCCTGCTCACCGAACGCCAGGCCGTTGAGGTCTTTCGCGAGGGCTTTGACTGTGTGATGTTCGGTGGTCGGGTACGGCGGCTGCGGCCGATCAGGATCCAGGGTGCGGGTGATCGCCTGCTGCAGAGTCTCGTTCGGGTCACTCACAGGTCTCGGCTGTCCATCGGCAGGACACCCGCGTCGTCCATGGACTGCGCAGCGATGTCGCACATCTCGGTCACGAACGGCTCGGGGTCGATGCCGCAGATGGCGGTGACCGCGCGGGATGCCGATGCGCATGCCTCGAGCATCGCAACCTTCATCTCGTACGGGATCTGCGAGACATCGACCAGCTCCGTCCACTCCGACTGGTCGGTCAGTGGATCGGCATGCGCACCGGACAGTGTTGCCGACGGCCCGATCATGAAAACAGGGACAGCAGCGGAATGATCAGGCCAGCGATGCCGATGATCGCCTTGGCCACCGACAGGTACGTCGAGAACGGATATCCGAACAGCATGTCAGGCTCCTGGTTTGGTTGATGTCGGCGACGGCGTGACCGAATAGATCGTCTCTGCCGAGGTCGCCAAGATGGCGTACACCTGCGCGGCGGCGACAAGGTAGTCACGCGTCACGCGGTCGTCGGACTGGTCGGCAGCGGCCAAGAGCCCGAGGGCCGCTGCTCGGCATTCAGTTGCAGACTTCAACTCTTGCATCACGTTCGGCATCTGTGCATCTCCGCGAAGTTGGTTGGGGTGGCGTGCCCGCTTAGCCGAGGAGAGGTGCGGGACCATGGTGGTGGGGAAGCCACAACCACCCCAAGAATCAGAAAAAGCGTGGGACCCAGGGGATCAACCACGCCTAACGGCTAAAGCCTAACAGATGGCGGCGTGACAGTCCTGTCAAGTAGCGGGAAGATCGGCGTGTCACCCTGCCTTCGCCAACACATGGAGGTCGATGACATCCCCGACCCTGTACATCGGTCGACCTGTGCCATCCACAGTGTGAGCGACGAGGCGTTTCCGTTTCGCCCACTGCCGGATCGTGTTCTCTCGCACCGGTGAATCCAGAATCCACGGCAGCATCCGAGAGAGTTCCACCGCGGTGCCGAGAAGCCCTCTCACTTCCTGCCGCAATGCCTCCCGTCGTTTCTCGACCTCGTGGGTGGCACCGCAGATCTTGCATTGCACTTCAGCTTTCAGTGGTGTCGCATACAGGTCGGCGGCGCAACGGCCGGTGTCCGAGTCGGTGCCGCACGGTCCGACGTAGATGCGGCCCAGTGGTCGGTCGACGACATGTTCTGCCCGCTTCAGGGCGTGCCGGATCTCATCGAGGGCCGTCGCGGCTTCCTCGATCAACGCAAGGTCGATGACGTGCTGCCACAACCAGCGCGCCATCCTTCCTGTCCGATCCACACCCGGAAACTCCAGGCCACGTTGCGTGCACACCTCATTCACCCAGACGCTGACCGTGCCGTGCAGTTCGTACGCAATCTCAGATGCTGTCTCGTGGAACACCACCGGTGTCTCCGTCGACTTACCCGTCTCGTACTTACTCCCGAACTGGGACTGCCGAGTGAGGGTTACGTCGAGCTCCTCCACCACCCACTGCAGTTTCACCATCAGGTTCATGAACTCCCGCTGTTCTTCGCGGGAAAGATACATGTGGTCTGCGCGGTCTTGAACGGTCATGTGTCACGACTCCTGTTGCCGGGCAGGTGAACACGTTCGATCATACACTCGTTAGCGTCACTAAGGAAGCGCGACATCGCAGGTCATGGCCGAAAATCAGTCACGTTTCCAATCATCCGTACTTCACGATCCTCAACCACTCCGGCTCGAAGTCATCATGGTCGGAATAAGCGCCAGCGAGAGCGCACAGCATTTGCTCAGCAAGCCGCGGTGCCTCGGGAAGCTCACCGTTCACTGGGGCTTCGAGTACTCGCCGGGCGGCAGTAATCGCATCCCGTTTTGCCGCGATATCACGCAATACCCAGGCGGGATCATGACGGGCTACATGAACAGCAGCAGACTTCGCCAAACTGACGGCGACAGGCTCAATGTAGCCACCTTGCACGTGGTAGAACTCGGGAGTTCCGAACGGGCCATCCGTGACCCAGCGTTGGCCGTCAACCGTCACTGCCTCCCACGCGATGGTTTCATCCTCAGCTAGGCGGGCTTCCAGAAAATCGGCCACGTTCATCGGAAGTCCTTCACCTTCAGCTTCGCTCGGCGACCATCAGGATGCCACCACACAACCCCCTCAAGATTGTCGTCCGACCATCCCGCCATCCACTCGCGGAGGCCGGCGAAGTCCCGTGGCGACGAGAGCAGTAGGTCGGTACCGTGCGGCATCAGTAGGTGCGTCGCGTGGCCTTCGGGGTTGCCGTTGATCTTCGGGCCGACAAGCTCGTAGGTGCCGGCTGTTGCCCGTAGACCCGTCCACGAGTGCAGCGCCTCGGCATGGAACTTCGCGAACGCTGACTGCGCCATCGGCTCCCAACCAACACGCTTCCCCGTGACCGGATCGGCCTCTTCCTCAACCCAATTCGGGGGCGGCTGCTTGCCGGGCTTCACCTCACGGCGAGCCCACCACTCCCCCGACTCATCAAGGCGAGTGCAAGTGCCGTCCCACTTCCGGGTCGCCACACCTTCACCGTCAATCACCCACTGGCATTCAGGGTTCACCTCAGCCAGCACATGTGCGCGATCCTCAGAGTCGCGGACGAACAGGGTCGGAATCTTCCTCATAGCTTCTCGCTTTCATTGGCGCGAAGGCCTCGAACGGTAGCGATCAGAGACCGGATAACGTCACTCTCGCTGTAAATCTGGTCAGGATGGTCGAACACCGGGATTCCGTCGATCCGGTCGCCAGTGTCGACGGAACGGGCAGGGTCGTAATTTGCCAGAAAGTCGAGCAGCTGCGGCAGCGTGAACTCACCGTTGTCACGTGCATCCGCAGTGGTGTCGATGGCTCTTTCGAGCATGTGCAGTGTCACGTCGTCGGTGGGGAACGGCGGTAGTGTTCGCCCCGACGCGCTCATCGCTTTTCCTCCTCAGCCGCAGCGCGTACCTTGCGGCGCGCTTCCTGCCACCGCTCGGTGCGCGCGAGATAGTCAGGTAGCGCTTCGAGGCGGGCAGCGGCATCGGCTACATCCGGATCGGTGCGCTCCAGTTCACGTAACTCAGCTTCGAGGCGATCAACCATCGGTGCGCACCTCATCGGCGGTGTAGCTTTTCTCGATCTCGGCTACCAGCGCGCCGTTGCCCATGCCCTTCGCGATGGCAGCGACAGCGGCCCACGTGTCCTCAGGCTCCTCGTAACGCCAGCCGGTGAGCACGTAGGCGATGTCCTCGAGCACACGCTGCTTCGTGACCGAACCGGCGGCGAACGCACCCATCGCCGTGCTGGTGCCAGCCGGAACGATCTCGATATCGGGGAGGGCAGCAACCAATTCGGCCTGGTGTTCGTCGAACTCAGGACGCCAGGATTCGCCGATTTTCGTGCGGGTCGTTCGCCATCCGCACAAACACAACCCGAATGAGACCGCGTAGTGCTTCCCGAGTACGGCTGCGATGCGGACCTGCGGTTTCACGTAAGTCATGCTGTGCTCCCTTTTCGGAATCCGGGCCTATGGGACTCGGTTTTTGACGATGGCTGCTACAAGCTCAGGGGTGCACCCGACTGCGGCAGCGAGCGCCTTGTACGTCCACCGTTCCGGGTCATCAGCCCGTAACGACCGCACCAACTGATTCCGCACCAGGCGATGCTGCTCAGCGGTCGACTCCGCTTCCTGGCTTTGCCGGTGATGCTCACGCGCCTGCTGAGCGCGAGCGTCAGATGTCACCGCGAGCAAACCCAGACAGGAGCGACGGTGTCGCCGAATCGAACCCAGCGACATCCAACATTCCAGAATCATTCGAATCGGCTATCGAAAATTCGGTGGCGGTCATACCGACGACGACGAGCTTCGCGTTCGGGTTTACCTCACGCCGGTACTGCTGCAGCGCCTGATGCGGATGAATGGGTCCAGCCCATGTCTCGTTGTCGGTGTACACACTGAACACGTCGACCTTGATGTTCTGCTGCAGCGCGGCCATGATCGGCAGTGAGCAGTCCGTTCCACCGAACGGGAGGTTGCTGACGGCGCGGATTGCGTCGTCGAGGCGGCGTCGGGGGCTGATGTTGAGTTGCGTCAACCCGGTGCCTGACCTGAATCCTGTGCGGCTCGAGGTGAATCCGACGATCATGTGGGCCGGCTCCGTCGCTGTAGTCACCAACGCCAACGCAGCGGATGCCTCACGCGCCGACAACGGAAGACCTGATATCGGGGACATCATCGACCCCGACACATCCAGGGCTAGTAGGTGCCGCTTGTTCGACGGCTCCACCGCACCGAACGCCGCATAGAACGCCGCATCCAACGCATCGACGATGGCAGGTGACGGGGTCCATTCCGCTCCGCCTCGAGCTGAATGCCCGGACGCGTAGGTGCGTTGCGCCACCAGCACGTTGATCGGATGGACACGGGCCTTCCGTAGACGTTCGGGGTCGGCGAGTTGCGCAGCGACCAACGCGGTGCGGCTTCCCATCGGATCCAACAGGCCCATCCGAGTCAGGCGCGGAAGCTGGCGGATCAACGCGGTCTGCGGTACACCGTTGTCCAGTAGCGCCTCCCACACCTCATGATCGTTCAATGCCGAATCGGGCAGCATCTCCCACGACAACCCGTACTTGGTGACATACTTCGCGGCCTTGTGCGGCTTCGCCTGAGCCTTCTCGAACCCCTCCACGATACGAGGGACTCCATCAGTGGATCCACGGACGATGTAGTCGAACAGGGCCTTCCGGGCAGCGTCATCGGTGATCGGGTGCGCGAGGCGCAGGAGGTCTCGATGCGACCATCCTTCACGCTGCCGATATTTCACCGCCTGATACGCGACAGCATCGGTCGGCTTGTCGAGATACCAATTCCCGACCGCTCGGCGTAGGCCGCGGCCCCACCCACGGAACTGCTCCACATACTGGGCGAACAGAAACAGATGTGTTCCGGTACGTGCCACATCGGGGAGGGCTGCGAGTGCGAGCTTCCGGCCGTCATCGTCACCGAGGGACGCTGCTGCTGCGAGGGCGAACAAGGCGGGGTTCTGCTTCGGTGCACGACCGGCCTGAGAGATGGACACGACTTCGCGCACCAGGGTGGCGGTGTTGTTCGCGGCGAAGTCGAGGACGACCTGGGCGTTGTCCTTTGTTAGGTCGGCAGCTGATGTGTAGAACGTGCCACCGTCGGTGCCGAGGGTCAGGAACCGGCGCAGTCGGGTCTCGGGGGTGACGGTGAAGGTGAATCCGCCGGCCGCGTTCTGGGCCTGGCGGGAGTCGGCCTGCTCTGCCTGGGAGGTGCGCTTCGTGTTGACGGTGGTGAGGATGTCCATGCTCGGCTCCCGGAAAGGGTGGTGGGCAGAACGAAGGTTGCGGGCGTGTCATCTCCAACCGGGGTGATCATCCCAAGTGATAACCGGCTGGAATCCGGCCCGCAACATCGTGATGTTCTGCGAGAGCGGGCGTGTTGTGCCGACCGGGGTTAAGCGCTCTAGGCCACTGAGCTACATCCCGGAGGATGCCGGGATTTGAACCCGGGTCTCTCTCTTAGCAGGAGTTAACCGATCAGCTCCGGCCCGCTCTCATCACCGAGTGTAACGCATTACACCGTCATCCACCAGACGATTCGCGCTCGACATCCACCTGCACCAGTGCATCCCGTTCCATCACCGCCGCAATACGCCGCAACACCACCACCTGCTCACGCAACACCGACAGAAGCTCACCACGGAACAGGGCACGCTCCACACGCTTACTCACCAGAACCCCCGACTCCGGTGTCGACTTCACGCCACTCCCCAACCGAAGGCTTCACCGCAGCCTTGACCGTCAATTCGGTGATTACCCCATTGGACAGTCGGTACGTCGCCTCCTCGATACGCGACCACCGCTCCTCCGGCACTTGCGAGCGACGGTCCGTCAAGAAATCGATCGGGTGTTCCGTCGCCAGACGAATCGGCGAAGAACGATACACAGCAGAGGGGAAGGTCTTCGACGGCTGAAATCGTTCAATCTCTACGTACTCCTCGATCAGCCGCTCGGTGAGACACTGCCACTCCTTGACACCCGACTCGCGCCGGGCCTTGTTGTAGTCCAACGAAAGCTGGTCCACGATCTCCGCAGTCAGTCTGAGTTCGGTCATGGCTACTCCCAATCGATCGATGCGAAATCCGGATGCTCAGAGTAGATCTCAGCCATCGGTCGGAGATCAGCGCAGATGATGCCTTCGTTGTCGTGGTAGCCCCAACCTTCCTCGATTCGCTTGACTGTCGACTTGATGAGAGCTCGCTTCGCCGCTACCTCACGCAACACCCGGGCAGGATTGAACCTCTCGATGAACCGGTAGGTGTTGCGTTCATCGGAACCCTCAACGAGCACACGAGTGTCGTTGCCGATCAGTAGAAGGATCGAGTGCGACTCGTGAGCGAGTTGTTCATCCTCGGCGAGGCGCGCTTCCAGGAACTCGATGATAGTCATGCGTTGCCTTCCGTCGTGGTCGCGGCGGTGATGATGATGTCCGCGATCTCATCTAGGTGAACAGGTCGACTCCATGCGTCCCATCCCACATGCAGCTGCCGGGTCCCATCGATCGCCACCTGGCTGTGAGTGTGGCCGTGCAGCAGCCACTCCCCCTCATCCCGCAGGCGGTACTGCACACCACGATCCGTCTCGGAGTGATCGCCCTCGTACGGAAAGTGAGACAGCAGAACCGGCTGCCCAGCGATCTTCCGGCGAGCGAACAACTGCACCGACGAGAACACCTCGAGGAACACCCTCTGCCGGGTGTGACTGTTGCGGTTCGCCATCGGGTGGCACGAGTCGTGGTTCCCTGCGATGAGATGCAGCTCGACACCCAGGATCTCGGCGAGCGTGCCCAACTGGGACAGGGCCTGCGTTTCCGCGCCAGTCCCACCGACCGTCACATCGCCGAGGATCCACAACTGGTCGCCACGCTTCAACGTCTCCTCGAGGGAAGCGAAGATCGACACGTCATGCTCGGCGGCAGTATCGAACCCCCGGGTCTCCGCAACCTTCAAATGCCCGACGTGAAGATCCGAGCAGAACCAGACACTCATTGCGTCACTTCTGCGATCACGGGCAGCTGGTGGTTGTGCATCATCCCGCCCTCCAACCGGGCACTATCGGTGTACGCGTTCCCGTCGATCACTTTGTGGCGGTGCGGCCCCGAACCATCTCCCGCATCCACAGACGACGACCATTCCGCACCGTTGACATACTCGTGTGAGTGAGGGGCACCGTGACCCGTGTACGTAGTACTCGTCTTCATGGCTGCCAATTTGCTCATGTCTCGTTCCTTCCTGCTACTGAATATGCTTGGCGGACCGAGGCCCCAATTGATTGAAGGCTCCGAAGCTCATCCTGGTAGGCGCGGGTACGTCGGTCTGTGTACCGGTATGCAGCGTCAGCGACGTCGCGGGCGGCGCGTTCGTCGGTGGTGTCGAGCTCGGCCGCGTACTTCTTCGCGTGGGCGGGGCCGGAGTACGCCATGTACGCCTTCGCGAACGCTGCATCGTAGGCCCGGTCCGCATCGAGGAACGCCCGGTACTTCTCGTCCGCGAGGTTCACACCGGTGGCGATGCGGTTCGATACGTCGGCGATCTTCTGCTCGATCGCGACCGGTGAAAAGACTTCAGGCATCGGGTCCCCAATCTCCTACGTTGCGGCGACGGACAGGATCGGACGCTGGTGCGGGAAGGTGGTATTCGGTTGCGGGCCTGTAGTCGGCGGCGCGTTCCGCCTCCAACATGTCCGCGAGCTCCTTCGCCTCCGCCGCGAGCTTCGCCAGGTGTTGGCGTTCCATCCGCGACAACCCTCGCCCCTCCCGCACAGCACGCTGACGAATCGACAACTCCGCGATGTGAATCTCATACGCACGATCGCTCATGATTCCTCCAACATTCGACGCTCAGGACTGCCCACCGGATACCCCAACGCCCGGCGACGGTCAGCGAGACGGCCAGGCATCCCACGCCACCACGCCTTGTTCAACTCCACATCAGTCACAGCGATACGCTCACCATGAAGACCACGACACTCCACCAACTGCTCACCGGTCATGTGTTCCACCTCGCGACATCGGCGACCCGGGCAACGAGATCCGAATCGACGCCGTGCTTGATTCGCCACATGTTGTGGTAGCCGTCCTCGAAGCCGGCGAGATCCCAAGTCGCTGCAGTCACATGCCGTTCGTCGAAATCGACTCCGAGGGTTTCTGCCGCGATGCGGATACGTTCCCGTTCCATGCATTCGGCGGCTTCCTCGTCGGCGTGCTGCGGTTCGATCGGCGAGATGTACGGTCGCCATTCGTAGCTGTCGGTGCTCACTGCTCCCCCTCGACTTCTCGCACATGCCCCGCGTGCTCCCGAACCGCATGCGGCGTATGCCAGATCGGGGTACTCCACTTCTCGCAGGAGCACCACCATCGACTGTCGCCGCGGGAGAGTTGCGCGGAGAAGTCCTCCTCGAGCTCATGAGTGGTCATCGCACGTCTCCATCGGTAGCCCAGACGATCTCCCAGAGTCGCCGGTTTCCGGGGAGTTGCTGCACTCGTGTTCGGTCCCCGGTTTCGGCTGCGATCGACGCGGCGAGTTCTACCGCGTACCTGTGGTTGAGGTAGATGCCGTTCGTGGCGAGCGTGCTCATGCCTTCTCCCCCTCAGCGGCAATGGAGAAGGCGGTGTGTTTCCAAATCGGGTATCCGCAGAGTTCGCCGGCACCTATGCCAGCGCAGCAGCATTCCGGGTCGCTTCCGATGAACTCGTGGCCGAACCTGGTTGTGCGCGGCGTGGGGATGATGCTGTAGCCGTGTTCCGTCAGCTTCGACATCGCGTGGGCGGCGAGTTCGTATGCTGTTCCGTCATCGAAAGCCAACAGCGCCTCCGCGATGATGTGTGTGGGGTTCACTGCGCACCTCCGACGATCGGATGGTCATGGCAGCGCGAGCCGTACAGGGCTCCTTCGCCGCATACCTGACAGTGGTTACACCACTCGTCGCAGCCGTAGTTGTGAATGGGTTCGGCTAACACGAGGCCGCATAAGTCACATCGCTTGCGGATCTCATGGCGGATAGCGTCTACGCCAGCGGCTTCGGCGTGAACCTCTACCGATACCTCGGTGTGCGCGCAATGCTCGACGGGGTTCACTGCGCTCACAACACCACCCCCGACTCAGCGTCTTCGCAGCCGCACGTCGGCGTGTGCAGGTTTCCGTGTTTACCGTTCGATCCCGTCGGCCTGTGCAGCGCGAGAACGTTCACCAAGCGACCTATCTCGTTGCGAGTGAATGCGTCTGGTGCAAACACCTGCTGCGCGCACAGTTTCTCGGTGAGCGATTTCGGGCACCAACGGTCTGGGTTACTCATTCCGTCTCCTGTGGGTCGAGGGCAGCGCGAACCTCATGCATCCACGCGTGCGCCGAAAGCGTCGGGATGGGTTCGATACCGAGGTGGTCGTAGTCGTCGAGAACATCCCGTACTCGTGCGATGGTGTTGTCCCGTTCCCGCAGCACAGCCAACAACGCCGGCACATCCTCGCGGGCATGCGCAATGAACTCGGCGTTGGCGTCACTCTCGAAGTCCATGCCGACCGTTGCGCCGCCTGCCGGTGCAATGACAGCGGAATACACGTCGCGGCTGGTAGCGACTTCCCACGGACCTACCGTCGCTGCGTCCGCTCGTGCTGCGATCGCCGCCAACTCCCCCGGGGTCATGCCGCATCCACCTGACGGAACGTCTCCCACCAAGGCGTGGCCACGTGCTCATAGCCTGGCAGGTTGACCTCCCACGTATGACCATCCCGTGCGGCGTACTCGTCATCTGCTTCGTCGGCAGCAGTCTGCTCGTCGTCGGTGTAATTCAGGAAGCCCAAGTAGGTCATGAAGCTCGGCAACAGCGCTGTTCCCATGAATTGGCCGTCACCCACGGGAGGCGCTAAGCAGATGGCATCGGCAGGGTGGGCTCGCTCGGCTGGAGCCTCAAACTCGGTCGCCGTCGCGGTGGTGGCACCGGGGACGTACGACCGATTGGTCCAGACAATGATTACGGTCTGGGAGTAGTCGCCTCTGCCCTGCCGAATAACGTCGCCGACCTGCACCCTGAGCTTGTCGCCGTTCACTGTTGGCCTCCCGCAGTGCGAGCAGCCCTGGCAGCAGCGAGCAGGAAGCCCGCGATCTCCACAGCGTCCTGACTCGTATGCCGTGCGTCTTCCTGATACAGGCGGACCGTGTCGTACCCAGCAGTCGCAGTGACGGTCGGGTTTTCGTCGTCTTCGTCGGCACCCCAGGAGAATCCGCCGTATTCGCGGACATTCCCCAGCGGCAACTCCACCACGGCGATGTCGGGTAGGGCAGCAACCACAGACGCCAGGTGCTCGGCATACGTCAGGTTGTCGCACACAACACCGCACAGCACACCACAGGTGCACACACGCTCGGGCTCCCGGAAACGGTGCTCTGCGAGTGCGGCCGCAATACGGGCCTCCGCCGCGCTCACTTCCCCCACCCCTTGTTCAGTTCAGCCGCAGCCCAATCCGTCCACGTGACGTTCGTACCCGGCACGAACTCCACGCCGTACGCCGTGTGTGTGGTGCGCGGCGGGTTGCCGTAGGGCACGAGATACCCGAGCAACCCAGCGGCCGCCGCGGTGTACGAACCACTCCGGAGGCGTGCGAGCCAGTCCGTCGACCGCAACCCGTCGAGCCTCTTCAACGGATCAGATTCGTTCAGCTCGAGCGCCGCGTACGGGGATACTCCCGCTGCGATCCGCCGAGCCGGACTGAACCGATCGGTCGAGCAGATCATGTCGCGGGGGTTGGCGAGCTCATATACGACGGTGCTCGCCGGCCACTTCCCGTGCGACGAATGCAGACCGAATCCCGGTGCGGGCACGATCGAATCCCCAGCAGCACGAGCCGGATTCGCGATGTTCACCACGAACGCAATATCGAGCTTCGACCCGTTCCTGTTCAGCCACTCCCCACGCTCGACCCGCTCGAGGAACCGTGATGCGACGATGCCGCCGAGACTGTACGAGACGATGCCGGCGCGGTTCGGTGAGTTGAGAACCTGCCTCGCGAGGTCCTGAACGCCGATCTCGACGCACTCATCCATCGGCACCCCACGACCGTCCGATGCACCGATACGGCCAATGGTGGCCGGGTAGTTCACATCGAACAGCCGGAACTTCTCAGGGTTCAGCTTGCGGGTGACGAGCCCGCACATGTCGTTCCGAGGGCCGGGCGCATTGCCGGTGCCGCGGGCGACGAACGTGTCGATGACGCCGCTCATGACATCTCCAATGCTGCCAGGACTTCCCCACGTAACGCGAAGTCTGCGAGTGGTATTCGGAACGGGTGCGGCATGCATACTTCCCGTGCCCCTTCGATCGCTGCGAGGGCCTCCGCCAGTTGCCGTTTCAGGCCGTCGATCTCGTGCACTGTCGTCACGATGGTGCGTTCGCACTGATGCTCGTGTTCGACGCTCATGCTGGTCGCTCCGCGATCGACGCCAGGGCTTTGATCTTGTTCTCACGGTGATCGCTCCACCGATCCATCCCGTCGGGCAGTTCGACTTCCACGACGGGTGTCGACTTGAAGCCGAGGGTCTTGAGGTGTTCAGCGGCCGTCGCGTCCTCGGAGACGTCGATGTCGGTGAACGGGACGTTCGCTTTCGTGAGTGCACGTTTCGTGGCGCGGCACGGCATGCAGTTCGGTGACGAGTAGACGGTGACCTTCATTCGGGTAGCTCCCTCGGAGAATCGAGAACAGTGATTTCGAGCCACATTCCGGGATTCCCGGACTTGTGGAGCACTACTTCGGGTTTCGACATCAGCTCGGGGATGTCGTCCGGGACGAGGCCGCCGTCGACCAGACCATCGAAGATGGCCTTACTCGACAGGACGACGTTGTCCGCGTCGTGACGTCCGCGCGTCGCGGGCCGGTAGTGGACTTCGACGACAGCGTGCGGGACACCGATCGGCAGCTTCGCAGCTTTCGCGAGCCACGCCACCGTCTGCCGAACTTCCTTGATGGTTCTGGCCTTCGCGAACATTGCCCCTTGGCTTGCACCGGAATCGTTGAGAGACAATGGTGGCCGCAAGTACGGGAGCTTCACGACCAGCGGCCCGGTCATCTTGCGACCCGACCTGCAACCACCGAGATGGTGTGCAGGTATGCCTCGCCACGCTGGTCATAGGTTTTGGTGTTGACGGAGACGACGGTGTTCCGATCCCAGTTCGCGGTCTGCCCCATGATCTCGTCCAGGTCCGCGAGTGTGATGTGATCCCGCGCTTCGAGTTTCAGTTCGGTGGTGAGCTTCGCGCGCCGAGCTTCTCGTTCCCGTTTCTCACGCGCTTTCTCCATCGCCGCCATCTGCTCGGTCTCCATGTGCTGCTGACGCGGCTGCTGATTCCACATGGTCATCGCTTCACGACCGCGGTGACGAACGCGACGACGGCGATGAACATGATCACGGCCAGGAAAAGTGCGAACGCGCCCCACAGTGGCGCGGTGACTGCCCACCACGACCACGTGATGACCCCCGTCAGCTTCAAGACGAGGAACACCAGGAACAGTGCCCCGGTGAAGCCGATACCGGTTGAGCGTGAGGTGGACTGGGATGTGGTGCTCATGAGTTCTCCTTGAGGTGAAGGTTCTGCTGTGCGGGATGGTCGAATCTAGGTAGTTGTTCAGTCGGGAATTTCATCGAGTAACTGCCCGGATGACTCACTGTCGCTCTCCTGCAATGGATGCGAGGCGTGCACGTGCTTTCTCCAGCTCCCACTCGGCGTGCCGGATGCCCGCCTCCGCTTCGCGTGCCTTAGCGATGTCTGCGCCCTTGTCGGTCCCTTGAATTGGCACGACACCGTGCAACGCATTGACGCATCGCACTACGAACTCGGCGGCGTCTCTGGACCGCAGGTTCGACGCGAACGGATGACCGTGGTCATCTACGACGCACCACCCGTTGCCGCGCGGTGAAGACACCCTGACTTCGTTGGGCCCGGTGTAGATCGGGTTTCCATCGGAGCTGAATCGTGACTGGTCATCGGCGACGAATGCGGTCAAGTCGACGGTCAAGGTCTTTTGCTCGGTCATTTCCCCTCCTGGGGGTGCAGCAGCTGAGGCTGAATCCGGTTGGTGGAGTTCGGACCCGGGTGGCAGTCCCGTGGTCTCGGGTTGCAGCAATCCCGGCAGACCGACATGCTGCGGTGTCTCGCGGTCGGGCCCGGGCAGTCACCCTCGCGGGTGCATTCGTACGTTCCGTCACCGTGGTTGACGACATCGCCGCCGCAGTGGAATCGGAGTGGCCGGTCGGGGTATTCGCGTGACCACTTCTGCTCGTACTCGTATGCGCCCCAAAAGCATTTGCTTCGTAGGTGGAACGTGACGGGTGGACCGAGGATCGCGACGACGTTCTCCTGCCACGTCACCGACTGCTGCCGGTGAGTGACCACTTCCTCGCATTCCGGGCAGACGCCGGCCGTCTCGAAGCGAGTCGCATTCTCAGCCGACCTGGCTGCCGTCTCCGTCGCGACGATCTCCCGGCACGGGGTCAGGTCTCCGCACTTCACGCACACCGGGTAGTGCTCACCGAGGATCGGCCAGCGCATCCCGACGACCCGGCCGTGGATGTCTTCGTCCATCGCAGTCCGCCATGTGTCGAGATGGGCGGGGCGGAGATGCAGCATGTACGGCTTATGCCAGGTCGATTCACCGTCTCGGAGTGGTGAGTCGCGTATCTCCATGACTCGCCACGGCTTGAAGTCGTGGCCGATGATGTCGCCGACATCCGGGCGGTCCTTCGCAGCACCACGCTTCGCCCCGTCCGGCCACCACGTCCTCATTCCCCGACCTCCTGCCATTCCGGGACGTTCCGGTAGGCGAGGAAGCTGTCGCGGTCGGGGGCATCTCGTCGCCAGTCCGCGAGCTCCCCCTCGGCGACGGCCTTGTTGCGACTCTCGATGCCGACCGCGACGATCGAGCCGCTGTGGTCTCGGTAAGCGGCGGTGTACCAAACGGTGATCATTCGGTCTCCTGTGGATGTAGTGGTTCGGTGATGTCGCGTTGAGATGGCCCGGAATCGAGCTGTACGGGCTGTGGACGGTTCAGGGCATCCGGTTCGGCACTCGACTGTGGGTCGATCGCGTCGTACCGTTCAGCGGCCTTCATACGAGCGAGGCACGGAAGCCGTCTCCGCTCCCCCGTAGCCCACACACACGGCGTACGAGACGCGGCATGGCATGTCGGGCAGGGAACGATCTCGGCGTCGCGCCGAGCCGCCGTCACGACTTCACCTCAATCGAGCCGCAGTCAATGCAGATGCGACCGTCAATGCTCGGGTCTATGTGGGCGTAGTAGTGGCGACCGCTCTCGTCGTCCGGGCAACCGGTCCCGCCCTCGTGGCTGCACGCAAAACCCATCAGGTCAGCCATCACTTCACAGCCTTCGAGTCCGCGAGCTTCCGGATCTCAGCCATCAACCGCGCCCGCGTCTCCTCGGAGGCTGGCGCGCCACCGCCCACAGCGAGAACCTCCGATGCCGGCGCGGGATGACGCTTACCGGCCCTGATCAGCTCACTGACATGACCCGGCATCAACCACGCCGTCGACTTAGCGAAATGCGAATGCACCGCATCGAATGCATCCGCCGACTTCCACCGCCCACGCGACGCCGATTCCTTCCACGCCGCGACAGTCGGGCCGTCGATCTTCCGGGAGTCGTACGCCGAAATCACCTGCAGCAGTTCCACGATCTCGTCGTGCGTCACGATGCACCTCCGTTTATGGCGCGGAGAGTGGTCGGCGTCGACAACCCAGCGCGTTCGAGAATGGATTGATCGGGATGCTCTTTGAGCAGTTCGGCGTTGGCGATCTCCATCTCGCGTGGAGTCAGTCCACTTGAGCCACGCCCTGACGGTCTCGCCGATGTCGACCGGGCCTTCAGTAGCAGCTGCTGGTACTTCTCCCGGAACTTCGGCATCGACAGAATGTTCGAGTGCCAGAACGAATCGTCTTGGCACCAGTCGATGAGTCGGTGAGCTACTTCGATGTCGACGGCGTCGCGGTCGATCAGCAAGCGGGCTTCGGTTCGCCATTTCTCGGAGACGGTCGCCTTGCCTCCGTTGGCGACGACACGATCTCGGAGATGTGTGCAGAGTTCTTCGACATCCAGCCTCGGCGGCGTAGCCGACGAAGAAGTCTTTTCTTTCCTATCCCTTCCCTTCCCTTCCCTTCCTAGGGTGAGTTTGGGTGAACTCGAGTGAGTTTCGGTGAGATGGGGGTTGACCTGCGAAGACGATGAAACTCGCTCCGACTCAGACAAACTCGCGTGAGTTTCTACGGGTTTCAGTGAGTCTGGGTGAGAACAGGCGGGGCACCTCGTTTTCCACCGCGGATCGATCTTCTGATGATCCTCGAAACGACGCACCAACAGATAGCTACGACCCTCCGGATCGGCCACCCGAACCACCCGACCGCGACCGATCAACTCGTTCAGCAACGCCACGATGTCGACATCATCGGCCGGCAACACTTCGAGCTTCAGCTTCATCGGATCATCCGCGACATGCCCGTGATCGCACATCGCGAAATTCCACATCCCGATGTACAACAGACGGGCGAACGGAGACAGCACAACGATATTTCCGTCCGTCCAGAACCCCGGTTTGATTGTTCGGATACGGGACATCAGGTGACGCCACCTGCCCGCTTGATCGCCGAACGAACAGCGTTCTCGGTGATCCCCAGAACGATCCCGATTTCGTGGCACGACATGCCCAGTTTCCGGGCCTCCGACATCAACCGGATACGGTTCATTCGGGACGATTCGTACAGGTCACGGACCTGATCGAGGCGGCCGATCATGCGATCGACCTGCTCTGGCTCGGGATCGCCTTCTACACTGGCTATAGTCACATCAGCCTTCCCTATGTCATGACTGGTTTGGGGTTGGTCAGACCCCGCTAGGCGTTGGCGCGCCGATGATGCGGGGTCGCTTTTTATCCTACATCGTTCGCCACGCAAACGTTCTATACCGATGTGGTGTATTTGGTTGTGTCGCAACACCTCTTGGCTTTCCATCAGTCAGCCTCCTGCGGTGGCGACTCGATGCCACCGTGCTTCGTGAAGAACATGAATCGGCCACCAATCCACACCGCCACATCTTCCGGATTGTGCTGCTGCCGAACCAGATAGCCGAGGCGATACGACTCGTCGCGGTTGCTCTCGACGGTTGCGTGACACGGCGAGCAGAGAGCGAGTCCGTTCGACGGGTACGCGGTCTCAGGGCGGCGAGTACCTCCACTGCCCCGCGGCCGGCGGTGGTGAAACTGCTGGATCGGGGCATTCATGCAGATCTCACAGACACCCATTGCGCGTGCTTCGATGATGAGACGGGTGTCGTTGGTGAACGCGCCCGCCCTCACTGCATCGCTCCAAAGTCAAACCCGACCTCAATCGGCTTGGACAAGCGAGCAACGATCAGCGGCAGATAGTCCGCCTCCCGCTCGATCGCGATGCACTTCATGTGCTCATGCACGCATGCCTCAGCTGTCGTCCCCGATCCTGCGAACGGCTCCAGCACAACACCATTCGGAGGCGTGACCAGTCGGACAAGCCAACGCATCAGGTCGAGCGGCTTCACCGTCGGATGCTGCACACCGTCGACGTTTGGGCGTTCACTGCTCGGGGCCTTCGCCTGATAGTGGAACGTTGGGAAAAACCTGGCAGCCCCGCCGGTATCGCCGTGACCTACGAACGGGGTCCGCTCGTGTTCGCCATAGACAGCGCTTGTTCGGCTTGATGGTTCATCGCCGCGCACACTCCCTCCTGCCGCCCGAGCACCACTCTGACGGTCCAGCTCGTCCGCTTGCCCCTTGTCGAGTAGGACGTTCGTCGGCCATCTACCCAGCAACTCAGCCTTCTCGACGTTGTCGCTGACGCGCGCACTGTGTGCGGCCAACTTCTCAGGGTCGGTCATCCATGGTCGCTGCCACTCCTCGTGTGCAGACCACGCAGTCGAACCGCTCTCCGCGCCGCCCCCCAATTTGTCCGTGGTCTCGGTACGGCATGCGTCGATATTGAGTGCACCTGTGCCGTGAGTGAGAACATTGGCAGCAACCGTGCCGATCAACGGTTTACGTCCGACGACGATCGGCTCGAACGCAGGCTTGAGAGCCGTCCCTAGTCCGCCTGGGAGATTGAGAGACTTCGGAAATCCTGATCCATACAGCCACGCAATCGAGTCGCGAATCTCAAAACCCGAGTCTTCGACAGCCGACGCAAGTCGGTGCCATGTACGCGAACCGCCGAACGCCACCATATAGCCACCAGGCTTGAGCACACGCAAGCATTCCGCAGCCCAGGCCCCACACCACTGCTCGAACGGCTTTCCTGCAATCCGCGTGGAGTCGACCCGCGTCGCGAGATAGGGGCCCGCGCTTGTCGAATGACCTTGGCCCGTCGGAGTCATTTCGGTGGCGCGTTCGTCGGCAACGCGGACGCCTCGGCCTGTGTTGTACTCCGGCGCTTTTCGTGAGGTTCGACCGAATACCGATTCACGACTGGCGTCAGCGGCGTTCAAGCTGCGGCGGAACCCATCCGCCCCGTCCCAATCTTTGCCCATGAATTCGAGGCCGTAGGGCGGGTCGGTGACGACGGAGTCGACGCTATTGTCCGGGAGGGCACGGAGTATGTCGATGCAGTCACCGTGGTGGAGCGTGACGACGTCGTCGACGTAATAGACCGTCATGAGCGCACCTTCCGGAACAGTTCCCGGAACCGAGGGAACGGCTTACCGCAGTCCGCACACACGGCCCGGCCGCTCACCGACTGCGCGACCATCGCCGTCCACGCCTTATGGCCGGCGACGACGTGGTCGATGCACACCCGGACCCGGATCCATTCCCGCTCAGGCTGATCGAGGATGCATCCGTGAATATCGGCGACGTGTTCGGCGGCCTTCGTGCACCGGGGCGTCCCGACCATTCCCTGCGGTAGCTCGCACACCGGCGGCGTCGTTACGGGATTCATGCCGCACCGAGCAGTGACTCTGCGACGACGGCGACGAGATCCCGCGCGGCAGGCGGGGTTACCGCATTGCCCGCCATCCGGACCTGCTCACGACGAGTACCCAACACGATGTACTCGGATGGGAAGTCCATCGCCGCAACGATCTCCCGCGGTTCCAGCATCCGGAACCTGACATCATCGATATCGATCGTTGGTCGTTCCGCCTCAAGCAGTCCGTGTCGCTCAGTTGTCGTGACCGTAGGTAGTGACTTCGACGTCGGGGATGTGTTGCTCCCCTTGCCGTAGAACGCAGTTACCAACCCGTGGTGATTCCCCGATGCCGTGACCGTCGCCAGCGGATCACTAGCTGGTCGTGCAACCGATCCGCCGCCACGAAGTTCAGCGATGAACGGCGGCGACACAACACCGTGGTGAATGCCGCCGCCCGACACCGTCGACAGCGCCGCATCCGAGCGATGGTTCTTAGACTGGCCGCGCATCACCGTCACGAACGGCAACGCCACACCCGTCTCGCTACGAGTCGTCATCGTCCGCATCGGGTCATCGGTAGATGCAGCAGACTTTCCTTCGCGGCCCTCCACCGGGACGACGAGCGCCTTGGTCGTCTCCGTCGCAGTGACGGTAGACAGCGGCGCGTCCATGCCCCGAACGCGATACTCACCGCGGCGGTCGATCATGAACGGGTCGGACCAGTATCGATCGATACCTGCCTGTATCCGTGCCATCGTCTTCGCCGCCAACGGTCGAGGCCGGTCACCGATCCGGGTGCCCTGCAGCGACCAGTCGATGATGTCCGACGCCGGCCGATACGCTGGCTCCACAATCCGGTTCCGGCACTTCACATTCGGGCACCTGTAGACGTACTGCGCGCGGTACCGACCCCAAGGAGCACGGTCGGTCCTCTTCCACGACTGCATTGCACGGACCGGACCGCACTCCGCACACACCGCATGAGGTCGAGTTACGCGGTGCAGTGCTGGTTTCGTGTTCCCGTGCTGCCAGAACACGATGTACATCCGATCCCTGGACTGCGGAGCACCAGGCCCACGGAGCTGCGCGTGCATCGAATTCAGATACACGACTTCGTGGTGGTAGCCGAGGGAATCCATCGCCATCAGCCACGCCTTGAATGGTGTCCAGTTCCAGGCGTCGACGACGTTCTCGACGATGATCGCGCGGTACCGGTGGAACTCGGTGAAACGAACTACATCCCACATCGTTGCCCGTGACCGCTCCGCCGCATCATCGGGCAGAACCTCGTCGAACAGGTCTGGAGTCGAGTCCGCCCGCTTCTTCCCTTTAGCAATCGAGTGATTCGTGCATTCCGGCGAGAACCAACCGATGTCCGTCGTCGGGAAGTAGCGCGGATCGATCTGTGTGAGGTCTGCGCAGATGTGGTCAGCGTCCGGATGGTTGGTGTTGTGGGTTTCGATTGCGAGCTGCCAGTGATTCGATGCGACCCGAACCGTGACGCCTGGTACTTGGATTGCGCCGGTACTGGATCCGCCCGCGCCGCAGAACATGTCAGTCAGAGTCAAGGTCATGGCCGATTCCGTTCTTTGGCACGCTCAGCGGCCAACGCCCGCAATCGATCAGAACGCTCCTGCTCCCGATCCCACTCCCCCAGATTCGAGGGCACACGATCCTTCCAACGGGCCGCGTAATGCCCGCCATCCATCGGCTGCTCGAACTCATCAATCCGTCTCGTCATGCCGCCACACCCTTCTCAAGATTCGAATAACGTTCTGCCGTACGAGGACTGATATGTGCCATATCCGCGGCCGCATTCACCGACATGCCGGACTCGCGGAGCATGAAGAACGCGGCCTTGCGCTCCTCGCGGGTCGCATTCGTCGGCTGGCCAGCCATCAGCCGCTCCACAACCACCGGATCCGGAAGCCCCGATTCCTCCGGTGCCGAGGGCACCTCGAACGGGTCGTCGATATCTGTCCACTCAAACGGGTGCACCCACCCCTTACGGATGGCCCGCTGCCGAGCAATCTCCGAACCGCCATCGATGCCTAAGCGGTTGAACACATCACGAACCGCGACATGGGTCTCCCACAACACAGCCCCCGTCGAGCACCTCACCCTCGACAGAGACGACCAAGACATCCCCACCTCGGTGGCGATCTGCTCCAACGTGTAACCGATGCGTGCCAGACCCTGCAGACGGCGCACCGAACCCACGGCCAGCACATACGCTTGATGCTTCGACGGACGCCCATCAACCGCCAACACTGCAACGGCGTAGGACCTTCGGGTCGACGGTTGTCCTGACTTGTACAGGCTGATCTGAGTGTCGGTGATCCCAGCAGCCCGGGCAATCATCGCGATCGACATCCCCACCGACTCCAACCGCGCAATGTGTTCACGGACCGCAGTGGTATCGACCAGGTCGGCTCGAGAGCTGCGACAGATTCGAGAAACAGGGAATCCCAGCCCTTCTCCGCGCATCACTTCACCCCCCGGTAATGCTGGGTGAGTGCCTTGACCGATTCGACGTCCTCGGTTGTGTCGAGGTCATCGTTGTTTCCGGTTCGGAACTTCTCGACTGCCACCTCCCACGCAATCCCCTTGAATTGCAACGAGGCTGCGAGAGCGGCGCGAGCCTCATCGCCAGGCGTCACCGGTCCCTGCGTACCCGCATCTGATGCCGCAGTGGGTATCTCAGTGGCGGCCGCTTCAGCCTTGATCGCGTCGACTCGGGCAAGCAACACCTCACGGACCGTCTGCCCGCCATCGGACTCGTCGAGCATGTCCTCCTCGAACGCCAACTTCCACGTCGAGTTCACGTCATCCTTCGACACCGCGGCCCGGGCGACACGGAACACTTCCTCAGCCGTCACACCGGACTGCAGATCCCGAACGTGAGCCTCCGCCGGATTGCACTTCAGCATCTCGAAGATCAGCTTCTCCAACGTCAGATCGGGGACAATCTTCGGCTTGTCCTCACCCGGCTTGATGCCCATGTGAACCGATCGAGCCCCGACAATCCGCGGGTGTTCGGTGCGGAACATCCGAACCCACACCGAGCAATCGAACGGGGTCTTCTTCTGCGCGTCGACCTTCCACGTCTTGTCCTTCGTCGGGTTACCGGCCTTGTCCATGACAGCTACCTCGGCACCCTGCGCAGTGATGACGACGATCCCCGGGAAACGCTTGAGGATCAGCATCATGTCCTTGTGGCGCGCGTTTGCCAGGTTCCACAGGTCCGACGTGATCTGGATTTCCGCGTCCGGATTCTTGTCGAGGATCTTCGAGTTCTTCTCGCGGCGGCGCGCTTTCGCGTCGACCCATTCCTTCTGCATCTCCCACTCGGCGGTCACCGAGTCGATCGCGAGAACGACCGGCGGCTTCCCCTCGTCGTGGTACTGCTGCGCGAGATCTCGGGCGTCGCGGATCTGGCCGATGATCGTCGACCAGCGTCCGTCGTGAACGATGACTTCATAACGGGCACCGTCGATCGCGCCATACTCGTCGCCTGCACCCTCACCGAGATCGAGCCACAGTGTGCGCGAGACCTTGTCGGATGCCGACAGTTCAGCGATCGCCCAGGACTTGCCCGCCTTCTCTTCACCCTCGAGCATGATGAGCGGGTACGGGACCGAGCCAGTTGGTGGTCGAGTCTGCAACGTCATACCAACGCCCCCTGCCCTGCGTAGCGGTTTCGGCTGCGGAGCCGGATGCAGGCCTTGCACGCCCGGCCGCCTCCGTGGGTGATGTAGGTGTTTCCAGAGGTGTAGGCATGGCCGCGGGGGCAGACGGTGACGGCTGCGCCTTGCCTGCGCAGGTTCTCCGCCTGAGTGACAGCCTCCAGATGATTGGGGTTGATGCACTTGCGGACTCGGCAGAGGTGATCAATCTGGAGTCCCTCGGGAATCTCGCCGACCATCACCGTGTAGGCGAGCCTGTGCGGTAGCCAGCCCCTCCCCCACGCCCGGATGGTCGTGCCATAGCCATGGGGAGCTGTAGGTCCCTGCCAGAGCCAGCACCCATTGCTGTTGACGATGCATCGCTGCATCAATCGGTACTCGTAGACCCAAGAGCTGATTGGAGTCTCGATCTTGGTTGCGTCCTCGAACTCGATCATCATGCGGCCACCCGCTTCGAGGCGGTGCGGAGCGCGTCAGCGACTTCCTGCTGAGTCCGATCCGGTTTCGCATTCCACTCCACCAACGAGCCACCAGGCATCATCAGTGAGTTGACGGGCAGGCCTGTGACGACAGACTCGACGACGGCGATAGCGTCCGTGACAGCCCAATCGTCACCGTCCGGGCCGTGGAAATCGTCCGGCTCGTCCCGGTCGGCTTGGTAGGTGAAGGTTCCACCGGCAGCGAGGACGATCGCGCCGATAGTGCAGAGACGGCCATCAGCGGTTTGGTAGTGGATGGTCGAATGCCCTTTGCGGTCGATCAGATCGGCAGCGTCGGCGAGGATCTGGGATGTGGTCATGCTGCGTCACCTGGCTCTGATCGGGCCTCGATAGCCAGCACGTCGACGAGGTCGAGTTCGCCGGACTGCCACATCCCACGCACGAGCGGCACCAGATCCTTCGACGGAGTGAACCGTGCCGACGCCGGCCGCGCCGCAGGAACGACTACATCGATGCCAGGCTTCTGCGGCTCCCCCGCCTTGTGCGCGGCGAGCGCTGCGGCCTCGAGGTCCTTCCGCGCCCAGTCCTTGATCACATACCGCACTTCGACGGCATCCTCGTTTTCCTCGAGGAGCCACGGCAAGATTTCCTCATCCCGCAGTTCGGGTTTCGGTTTCGGCTGAGTCGGTTTCGGGACCGTCGCATACCCGAGCTCCTCCCGCGTCTCCGGATCCGCGGACGTGTACAGGTACTCGGTGCCGCGCGGCAGGTCCGTCTGCAGCGCTTTCTTCGCCGCGTTGATCGCCTCGTCCGCGATCTGCTTCACTGCGGTTCCCGCCGCGATGGTCCGCAACAACTTCTGTCGATCGTTCACAACTTCTCCTCGGAAATGGTCTGAGTAGGAATGGTTTCGGTGTCCCACCGCGAAGCGGGATCCTCGAATGGGTCGAAGTCAGACGGCACGGGTAACTACCTCGACCGGCAGTTCGACCACAGCGACCGGGCAGGGAGTCGAGCCGAGCCACAGGACACCCGGGCGGTGGTCGTCGACGATGAACTCGCGGCCCAGGCGTCCGATCTCACGAAATCGAGTGCCGGCGGGCAGACGCCACAGGGACTGCTCGTCCCACACCATCGGCCCGGTCAATGCTTCGCCTCGACTACCGCAGCATGAGCGGCCGTAGCCGCAGCAACTTCTGCTTCCATCTGATCGATAGCGCGCCGAACCAAGGTCCATGCTCCGTCGCCGTATCGGTGCTGAACGTGGCCGTCCCACTCCCAGTCCGGCGTATCGATAGTCACGTCGTAGCCGTTGACTGCGTCATCGGTTGTGCCGTGATCGACAGTGCGGGTGGCGACGAAGGAACCGATGGGCTGCTCGTTGGCCTTGAGGACGAAGTGGAGGCTCACAGGGTGCCTCCGGTCCACACGTAGTGGATCGCCCAGCACAGCAGGACGAGGCAGCCCCAGATGACGAACTTCGACCACGGATCGAGCCGGTCATCTTTCGGGAACGATGCATCGAACACGTCGACCTCATACGGATCTTCGTCAGCTTCGGTGTATGTCGGTCCGGTGGTGGAGGGCACGAGCCGCAGATGCCGCGGCACCGCGGTGATCACGCCGCGATCCACCTCGAGGTAATCGCTCATGCTGCGGCCCCCGCATCGAGACCCAGCAGGTAGCGCTCGAAAGCCTCGTTGCACAGGCATGCCGGCGACCGCTTCTCGCGGATAGTCGCGATGGCGTCAGCCCCATTCGCCCCTTCGAGCATGAGTGCCCGCGCTACGACGAGGCTCGATCGATTGAGACCGACCTGGCAATGGACGAGGACCGCACCACTCTTGCGGCACGTGTTCACCCATGCGGCAAGCGAATCGACCTGCTCGATCCCCTGCTCGTGACTGTCGTACATCCGGACATTGATCGCACTGTCGATGTCGTGCTCGTAGGTGTATGCCTCCCACGGGTAGAGCGACACGAGATGAGTGATGAACTCGGGCAGAACCAGGCCGCGGCGGCAGCCGCCCTGCCACAGGTTCGGTGCGATCTCACTGATGAACGGGACATCGAACGGGGTGTTGCCGTGAAATGCGACGCCCGACATACGCTGTTGCTGCGGATCGAAATCGATATCGATCGCGGTGGGGTCTTCGCTCATGCTGCTTCTCCTTCGGACCATGCCGCGGCGACAGGGTCGGCAGCTTCGATGTCGAGAGGGGCACGCCGCGTCCTCGGCGGCAGCCCGCCGTAACGCCGCACCGCAGACCGCGGCACCCGAGCCAACAGGCGATTACGGGGCAGGTCGGCGAGGACAATGACGTACTCGGTGTCAGTGGATTCGGCGATGTCGACGGGAGTGCCGTGGGCGTAGATACCCCATTGCGTCGTCACATCGACAGCCAGTACCTGGGCGCTCATGCCGCCACCCGCTGCCGCGTCTTCGCGTATCGGTCATGCATCACCAAAGTCCCGGCGACAGCGACGTTCATCGACTGCACCGACGGTGTCGGGATCTGCACGATTCGGTGGCACCGGTCCAGCACGGCCGGCGGCAGACCGTGGTCTTCAGCGCCGAGCAGGTACAGGGCGCGTTCGTCGTGATGGAACGATTCGTCGAGCAGTTTCGCGCGCGGGTCGAGCTCGACGCCGATGATCGGGCAGCCGTGCGGCAGGTGCCGCACCAGATCGTCGAAGTCCACGTAATGGATCAGCGGGATGCGGCGGTCCACCTTGCTGGTGTCCGACGCCTGATGCCGATACCGCAGACCGACTGTCCCGACGAACGCTGCCCCGTAGAGGTTCGCGTGCCGCCACAGAGTGCCGACGTTCGATTCCGTTTTCGGATGCCACACCGCGATCCCGAAGTAGCCGCTCATGCCGCATCGCCCTCGGCGAGGAGTTCACGCAGCCGCATTGCGCGCGGCAGGCGATCGCCATAAATGTCTGGGTGGTTGGCTGCGCGGGCGATGTAGTCCTCTACCGAGTCCGCGAACGACGCTTTCTCGTCGGCGGTCAGCGCGGGCCACTGGGCTGGGAGGGTCGCGCCGGCACCCGACTCGTCATAGATCGCACTGCTGGCCAGGTCGGCCGCGGGGTCCATCAGACCCATGTGCGCGCTGCGGTCGTAGAACGCTGCCTTGTAGAACACTGACACCCGCCGCAGTCCCCGATCATCAAGGATGTAGGACCACATCGCGTGATCGGAACCTTCCTTCGTCCACCCCTCAGGAAGGGTCACCGACGTGAACAGCGGGTCGCCCGGGACCTGTTCCCCGCGAACAAATCCGAGGGACTCGAACTTCGACCACGGCTTGTCCGAGTCGTAGTCCAGGATCTCCGTCGGTAGGACGCTGGACTGGACCAGCTGTCGCTGCCCAGCGGACTCCATGCCTTCGATGTAGCCGGATTGACCGTCCGACAGGATCCCCATCAGGTGGACCATGTTGTCCCGGTCGCGGGTGTTCTCAATCATTCGTTTCTCATTTCGTTTGGGGTGCCGGGAGCGGCGGCGAGACCGCTCACCGGCACCGGGGAACCCGCGCCACCCAGCCCGGCGGCAGCGGGTAGTTCGGGGAGGAGGCCGGCGGCAGCTGCGAACGCATCCGTGAACAGGGATGCGACTGACGTGGGCCAGTTCGATCGGTGCATGCAGATCGCCAGGCGTGCGTCGATGAGTGCGTCGATGTCGCAGTCGGTGAATGGGCCGTTGTAGACCTCGCCTCGGGAGATGAAGGTCATCACTGCCACCACCAAACACGCTTGTAGCCAAGCGGTTTCCAGTGCCGCAAATCATCCGACTCGGGCATGTCCAGCAGGATCGGACGCGAGCACTCGTCGGTGTAGTGGTTCTCGTACTGACGGCGGTTCGAGAACACCGTCTCGTGAACCGTGCAGATCGGGAGCCATCGTCCGAAGCGGGTCCGCAACTGGAACGGGTAAGGGATCATCCCGTCACCTGCCAGAGTGGCGAGGCGGCCAGGCCGCCGACGAGGATGCCCGCGAGGATTAGGTGGGGACGGAGACGGCGGATGCTGCGGCGGATCATGAGGCAGCCCTCGCTTCCTCGATCAGTTCCTTCATCAGCGAGTACGCCTTTGATGCCTTACCCCCAGCGCGAGGCCCGTCGAAGCACCCCGGCGACTCCTCTTCGCACAGGGCGACGATCTCATCCCAGTGGTCGACTAGATTCCGCCATACAGGCGAGAGGTCACCGACTGAATCCATGCGCTGACGTGCTTTGGGTACAGCCCTCAGGAGTAGTTCACAGCGGCGAAAATCGCTGGGGTCGTGAGGATGCGAATCACGTCGGTTCGACCAACGGTCAGGCAAGATCGGCACACCGGTCAGATGCGTTGCGATCATTTCGGAGCTGATGCCTCGCTCGCCCGTGGCAAGCCATGTACTGAAATACTCGATCGGGATGCGCTCGGTCATGCGATCACCTCGATGGGTGTCTCATCGCGGGCGATGGACTCCGACGTGAGCGGGCCGCTGTAGCCCGTGATCGCCCAGTACTTGCCGCGACGTATTGCGAGAGCCACGTGCTCGACGATGCCTGTCACCCACCGGATCTGCGCACCTTCCGGCAGTGCGTCCAGTGCATCCCGGACCGTCTCCCAATCCCCCTCGAGCACGCGGGGAGTCAGCTCTCGGACACAAGCGATGAGTGCTGGTATGTCGTCGTCGATAATGGGCCACGGGTCGGCATCGGATGCGTCGGCTCGGGCTTGGATCGCGTCGAGGTCGAGTGGTTCACTCATGGCCACATCACCGCCACCGCAGTAACAACGGCGACCACGACAACCATCACCGAGCAGAACCCCAACGCGAGGATGCGACGATCCGACTCATGCCGAGGCCACGGATCGTTACGGATCTCCCGACGATGAACAGCACGAACCTTCGCGAAATCGATAGCGCTCATACCGGCACCACCGATGGCTCAAAGGCCGCGATCGCGTCAAGGTTCCAAATGCAGCCCGACGCGCAATCCCAACCCCAATACCACTGCGGGCCATTGTGGCGCTGTGACCACTGATATGGCGCGATGATGATGCCATCGAATTCCCCGTACAGGCGGGGCCAATCGACCTCGAATCGGTATGTCCGCGAGGCGTACGTGGACTCGATGCCGTACTCGCTGTCGAACTCGACAAGATCGTTGACGGTCGTAAGGATCAGAATGTTCGCGGAATCCGCCAGTGTCACCAAATGCGGAACCGCAAGGGCATCAACGGCATACTCCTCGAGCCGGCACCACGACTCCCAGTCGTCCTCGCCAGCGATCGAGACCCACAGCCCGGTCGGCTTGTCGGTGCGCTGATGTTCCTTGCTGTAGTCGAACCCACGATCCAGCTCGAGGGCCGTTGAGTGGTAGTGCACGAGTGCACCGCTTTCGATGGTCATGCCTTCACTCCCAACTCTTCGATGACCTGAGCAAGCGCCAACCACTGCGCCCGATACGTATCCCGCAACGAGTTTCTGCGACTTCCGGGCCGCCGCAGCCATATCCCGCGCACGACCCACCGCATTCGGAAACAGATTGGTGTTGAACACAGTTCGCACACCGTCATCCGTCACAGCCGCCAACACCGGACGTGGACCGAAGCCCGAACGACGCGGGCACTCAGTGACAGTGACGTGCATACCGTTGACCGTGACGACCCGAAGGGTGCTCATGACTCCCCCTCAGCGGCAACAAGAGTGACAATGTGGTCACTGTGTGTTGTACGAGCCGGCCTGCATCCGTAGCCGTTGCTATTCCGCCAGCCGTTGGCCCAGTCCAGCGTCAACATTTCGCCACAACCTGGGCACACGAGTTTGTCGCCTACCTTCGGGTTCACAACTACGTCGTCAGACATTCGTGTCCCCCTTAATGGGAGCGGCGTTGAGCTGGACGTATTCGCCGTCATGCGCTGGAGTCGCATCGAGCCCGTACGGCACCGTGTGCTGACAACGGTTCAACCGACGCCCTGGACCGCGGTAGTGAATCCAGTTCTCACGGTCGTGCGTGATGACGAGATCACCGCAGTGCGCACAGGTGTCGACCATCGTCGCGCGCTGCACGGCTGCCCTGATTTCACGGGACACGTGCTCTTCCCACGTGCCGCTGAATGCAGTACCGCAGACGCAGGCGTTCAACCCGTCACGTGTGCCATCCGGAGCGTGACCTTCGATGGGTGTGATACTCATTCGGCACCACCCAACGGGCCGCGACTCAAATCCGTACGCGCAGCACGAGACCGAGGCGACACCAGCCCCGTCACATCCCGGATCACACAATCCTCGACGTCAGCATTCGCGGTGATCATGTTCTTCACCGCACCTTGCTTCGATGCGTAATCCTCAGTGGCGGCACCCACGATGCGGTGGTTGCCGGCGCGGCGAGTCCACCGGAACCCAATACCGCGAGCCCCATAAAGGGTGATGACGTGCGGGGCACTCATGCCGACCTCCGCAACCGGCGCGCAGGGGCCTCACCAGCAACCCACGCATCCAGATCATCGACGTGAATCAGCCACGAGCCCTGCGGCTCCACCAACTGGCGGCCACGAAGACCACTACCCAGCTTCGCCTGCTCCGCCCACAACGCCTTGTACACCGAGTTGCGGTGGCGGCGAACACGATCCGCTGCTTCCTGCACCGTCAGCCACGGTGACGTTTGGGCGCTCATGCTTCGCCTTCTGGCGACTCCGGAAGAATCGTCTTCAGGTACTCCAGGCCGCGTTCGGTGACTCGACTCCGATCCTCGGCAGTGGCCCTCAGGTCACCGTCGAACGCAGACTCGGCCGCTTTATGTAGCGTCGCCAGATCCTTGAAGTCGAAAGCAATCACGAACACTTGACCGTTTCGGCCCAGGATGGTCGCGTAAACGCCTTCCTTCGGTACCGGGTCGTACATGATGACCGTGCCGTCCAGCAGGTTCTCTTGATCCGAAAATCTTGTGATACTCATGCCGCCACCTCGCCGGTGAAGTACTGCGGCTCGATTGCAGACCCGAACACGCCCCATGCGCGATCGAACAGTGCGCGATCACGCTCGGCGTATGCCGCGACCTCTCGGTCAGCTCCGTTGACGAATCGGACTGCCTTGCCGGGCTCCTTGTCGTGGAGCTCGCGGTACTGCTTCTTGACGAGAGCGCCCATGGAGCCAGCAAACTTGCGCTGCCCCGCTACGTTCACACCCTTGCCGTCGAGGTAGTCCGACACGGTGAGCGTGCGCTTGAGCGGGTCGATCTCCGGCTCTTCGCCGAGAGCGACCGCGACCTGATGCCGCACCTTCGTCTCGAGCCAGTTGTCGTCGACGAGGCCTTTGGTGAGAGCGAGCAACTGAATCCGCTGCTGAGCTTTCGCCGCCAACGCGTCGAGCTGAACGACGGTCGCGTTCGGGTTGACCGCTCCGCCGTCGTGGAAGTACGAGTCGAGCGCCTCGGCCGCCTCTCGCTGGAGCGCGACGAGCGTTGGTCGAAACTCTTCCTTCACTCGGTTCTCATCGAGGGTGGCGAGGTACATGGTGAGCGTCTTGCGGTCGACGCCGACCATCTCGTAGGTCTTGCCGTCCGATCCAGTCGTGTCGAATTTCGACACGACTGCCCATGACTTGCCCTTCAGCTTCTGCAGCTGCGCGGAGTAGGCCATGCCGAGCATCTCGACGACGGGCTTGAAGGCCGCGATCGGCTTTCCGTCGACGAGAGTTGCCGTGATGCCAGCCGTCCCATCTACCGGAACTGTGACGAGCTGCGTAAGATCAGTCACTGACTTTCCTTCCCTAAATGTTGGTCTGTCTCGAAGCCGTCCCGCTGGTACCGGGGCGGCTTTTCTGCGTTCGGGGTGACTTAAGCGGCCCGGCCAGGCTTGCCCGGCACGACGGCGGGGCGGAGGGGTCCGTGCCACACATTGAGCGGCTCGACGCCGAGGGCCTTGGCCCACGCAGTCAGTAGGCGGTCGCTGGCCTTCTTGTTGCCGTTCTCGACATTCGAGATTCCGGCCTCCGTGATGGCCACGCCTTGCTCGCCAATTCGTTCGACCAACTGCGCTTGGCTCAGGCCGTGTGCAAGTCGGAGGTCTTTGATCCGGACCATCGGTCCTAGCGGTTCTGTCGCTGGCATAGCGACAACTCTAGACAACCATCGCTATTTTGGCAATGTTCTTTCGGAAAGTTAGCGGTTAACCAGCGGAATGACAGCCATGTCATTTGTTGTCGCGTCGCTGAACTGGCGGGAAGCTGGCGCTAACTTGTCGTGTTGTCACTGGACCTGTCATAGGTTGTTCTGACAGTCTTTTGCCATGCCCAACGAGACGAACCAACAGCGGTTAGCACGGCTTGTGCGGGAGAGGCGAAAGCAACTTCGACTCACTCAGGTGGAAGTGCAGAACTTGGGCGGTCCATCAACCGCGACACTGCGAGGAATTGAAGGCGGCAAGGGCGGCGACTACAGAGCGGGCACGCTCGAGCCACTCGAGAAGATTCTTCGGTGGCAAATCGGAAGCATCTCCGAAATCCTCAGGGGAAATGACCCGATCGAGATTTCGCACCAGGACGCTTACCTACAGTCGCAAGGACTGACGTACGAAGAGGCCTACGCCAACAAGGTTGCAATCCCACCGGACCCGTACGCAGATCCAGCCGCGGGGACTGGAGGGATGCAGGAGTTGTTCGCTCGGATACTCCGCAGTGCAAGCGGGACAGGTACACGGTTGACTGCAGCGGACCTACAGGAGCTTGCGGATCACGAATGGGTCCGTGAACGCATGGAGACGTTTACGGCGGAAGAACGCCAGATGGTGAAGGACTACATCACCGAACTCGGAAATTCGCGGTACTACAACTGGGAAGACCAGTTCCGTCCCCCCACCGACAACCAGAATGAGGAAGACAATGACACGGACATCACGCAACCGAGGACGAGCACGCCGAGCACGATCAACCGCCGCGCAGGCGGCAGCCCGGAAGGCAGCGAACCCTCCATGAATGCAGGCGTCAAGCCTGCACCCTGGAATAAGCCGGATCAAGGCGATCAGGTTGACTACCACCTCGCCGCACGTAAAGGCGAAACCGAGGACGAGAAGCGCGAGCGCCTCGGAATTCCGTACGAATAAGGCCGTTTCCGCAGGTCGAAGAATTACACCTGCGTAGTTTGTCGGAGTCATACCGCATGGTGTGTTCATGACCTGGCACCCGTGGCGACACCTCCGAGACGAGCACCCACACGTCCACGTCGCGTATCCGGACGGCGGCAGTGGCTGTCTCGGAACCTGGACGGCCGATGGCATTCAGATCAACCGTCGATCGAACCAGCGCGAGCGGCGGTGCACCCTCACTCACGAGATCGTGCACGTCGAACGCGGCCCAGTGCCGGCCGATCTGCGACTCGCGATGCGCGAGGAAGAAACCGTCGACCGCATCACCGCCGAGCGACTGATCGAACTCGATCGGCTCGTCGACGTCATCGCATGGAATCGGTACCGCATCGACGACGAGGCAGCCGAGGAACTATGGGTCGACCTCCCCACCCTCCTCACGCGCGTTCGCAATCTCACCGACGACGAGCGCACATTCATCGACAAAGAACTCGAACGGAGACAGCCGTGACACCACAACAGGCAGAGATCCTGAAGTTCGAAAAGCGTTGGTACACAGCGCCAGGCAACAAAGAAGCCGACATTCGTGACCAGCTCGGCCTGTCGGCTGTACGCTACTATCAGATTCTCGCCGCACTGCTCGACGACCCGGACGCCTTGAAGGCCGACCCCGTGCTCGTGAAAAGCCTGCGCCGCATCCGCGACAGCCGAGCAAAACTACGAAGGGCCGGATAA